AGCTGTCCGTGCGCCTGGATCTTATATTGCTGCACAAGGTGCTCTTGGCGAATAATCTCTCGCAGCTCGCCTGCCATTACCGGGGACCACAGCAATCCCGGTATGATAATGAATAGCACAATGCAGAGCAAAGTGTATTGTAGTTCGGTTCCCGTCTGCGCAACGGTGGCTTGTCCGCCGAAGAACGAGATGAGAAAGACGAAACAGTAATACACTAAGTAAAGAGCTGAAGACCAGACTGCGGCTGCCCCCCACGTCTTGCCGAGGATACGTGCTAACAGCATTCCACCCGGCGACCACGGAATAAGGAATGCTGTTAGCGCAGGCGGAGCAATGCCGAGACCGATGGACAAGAGCGCCGCAAGTATCGATGGTCCTAGTATTACCGACTGCAGAGTCCACCAGAAGTACGTCGCGCCTACAGTCATAATAACTGCAAGTGCGCCCAGGGCTTGCTTTGCCGCAAACTCGGGTAGGCCATCGATAGCGACGCCTTTCTTGTCGATCCGGATATGGCCGCGGCGGTTGCTCGCCATGTGAACCTCGCACTTTGGCTAGTTAGGCTGGGTTGATTACGGCTTCTCGCCGTTCGACTTGCTATCGGGAATATCGTGTGTGCAAAGATAGCAATCCGGCAGCGGTCGCGGCTCAGGCCGAGGCGGCGTATTAGACGTAGGCCTTTCCATCTCGATAGCACTGCCGTGCTTTTCGGTTGGATCTACCGCTTGCACCGGAGCCGGGATAGGCGCTTGCGGGACATACACGGGCGCCGGAGCCTGCGGAACATACGGCGCAGCAGTCGGCTGCGGCTTTGTGAAGTCGGGTCCGTGCTTCTCCATAGCGACAATAGAAGGATCGCAAATCCATCCATCGCCAGGAGGCGGGCCTTCAAAGCTGACGAGAACGCAGTCCGGCCGAATACTCGCATAGCCCTTAACGTGTAGCAGTAGATCCTGTAGGTTAGCGGTAATCGTAAACGCTTGCGTCATGACCAGCACATTGTGGTAGACCGTTATCACACTGGTGCCAGCTGCAGCAGCAGCCGTCGGCATCGGTGTAGGGATAGCAGTGGGCAGATCGGCAGCTGTCGCTGCGGCAATGGTCGGATTGATGTCTTGCAGTGTAGGCGGCTCTACCGTAGGCGAGAGCGCTGACATGATCGAGATCAGCAAGATGCCGACGCCCAGGATTGCCGCAGTTGCGAGTAGCTTGCGCGCGTTCTCGCTAAGGCCATTGAACATCTCGGTGAACGTCTTGCCGGTAGGCTTGCGAGCCTTAGAGGTCACTTTGGTTTCGGTAGTCATGATGTCTCCTACTGCACTTTCCATACCCAGGAATTAGCTGCGCGCTTCCTGATAAGGTTCTTTGGGTAGTAATTGCTGCCACGCTTCGTCTGAACAGCGAAGATACGGCGGAAGTATTGACCAGCACCTTCGTGCGATGCGAACCTGATAGGACTAGCCGCTCCTTTCTCGATAATATACTGCACAGCTGTCGAGGCATTAAACCAGCCGTCGATACGAGATAGATGCTTAAGTGTATAGATAGTACCGAAGTCCTCGATGCTATAGCCGGAAAGATTAGTGCCGTCACTTTCGAGGAAGTCGAAGAAGGCCCAATCTAGAGCGTTAGGGCCGGGATCGCCGATTAGTGCACGGAATAGCAGCTCTTCCAGACTACATCCTATCTGTGCGGCAATTAGCACGACCCTATTTTGCAGAACAAGCATGTTGCCTATGCCGAACTGGTCGAATAGCTTGCCGTATGCTGGCGTATAGCTGTCTTGCTCTAGCGGCAAGACTACCCACATATCGCGATGCTGAGCCCTGAGTCGCTTAGTGTAAGTCTCGCCCTTCGCATCGCCATCACGCTCGGCAAGCGATAGCATCTGAGTCAAGGCCCCTGTTCCGTACGAATGATCGACCGCATTGTCTTGAGAGAAAGGCAAAACAGCTGCAAGCTCTTGCACCGAGAACATAGGAGGCAATTGCTCTTGGGCGACATGTAGAATATAATCGCGCCTGGTCGCTTTAGGGTTATCTGCGAAGAACTGATAAGCTTTGCTAACCACATACCTCTCTAGGCAAACGGTGTCAAAAGCAGTAACGTCCCGCAGTACTACGTCGAGATCGCGCTCCATCAGATCGGACAGCACTAGGACATCATTACTTCCAGCTTGGGACATGTGCGGAACACACAACGTAATCTGCGAACCAGTGTTCATAATCTTGCTCCCACCTAAATTTGTTACCTACAAATTTATTATACCCGCAAACACAATAGAAATCAACCAGAGATTTTGGAGCATTTACTTGATATCGGATAAAAATATGGCTCAAGGGGGGAAGTTGGGGGTAATTTTGGGGAATTAGCTCTTTAGATGTAGTTTTAGATGAAATCAAAATTTTGCATCGCGTAGGTTATAAAGTAAAACAATTCCCCCAATTCCCCCCTACTTCCCCCTTGATACCTAATTGAAGTCGTTTAGGTTTCTTTATTTGCGGCAATGCTCCAATAAAATGCTCCAAAATTGGGGGATTGACTTTTGACTTGTTTGCGGGTATAATTAATTACGGGCCCGTATACCCGCGTATCTATTCCATCAGCAGCCGAGCAGCACATGCCAAGCGTATCAGACTTCGGACAAACTGTTGTTATGGAAGCCGACAGAGAGGCTGCAGTGGCTGATGCCGTTGTGGAATTGTCGGTGCCCGAACAACGCTTTGTGCTAGAGTACCTGAATTGTTGGAATGTGCGCAAAGCGGGCATGAGATGCGGGTGGTCAGCTGCAACGGCTAGGGTATACGGGTACCAAATGATGAAAAAGCCTGCTGTACAGCAGGCCATACAAGGGTTTATGGAAGCCCGCGGCATATCCGCCGGAGTGGTGCTCGACCAATTGGCCGAGATCGCGTCGGCGGATTTTGCTGATTTCATGGTTTACGACCCCAATACGCGGAAAGTTCGTATGGACCTGGCTCAAGCATACGAACAAGGCGCAACGCACCTGATTAAGAAGGTACGCGTTACTAAAGGGTCGATTGAAATAGAGCTGCACGACAAGGTGGCGGTGCTAGGCTTGCTGGCTCGACACTTTGGCTTGCTAAACGATAAGCAGTCCATAACGCTTGACTGGCGTAATGAACTTAGCGGTATCGAAGGCGCTAACCCCGACGAAGTCAAAACCAAGGTGAAAGATGTCATTCGCGGGCTTATCGCAGCAAGCTCTGGAACAGCTGATAGCTGAAGTCACCGCGGAAGTCGTCGCTGAAAAGCAAGCCGCGTGGCCTTCGACAGTGTTCGAGTACTTTAACACTCAAACAGGCAAGTACTACAAGCCTCACAACGATGAGGAATTGAAGTGGGTACTTAGCGATGAAAAGCGCTATCCGGCAGCGCTTGGCGGTGAAGGATCGGGCAAGAGTGTTGCCGGGATCATAAAGGTACTTGAACGATTACGCCGAGGTCAACGCGGTGCTATGGTTTCACCGGACCTACCGCACTTTAAAAAGTCGCTATGGGCAGAGTTTCGGGCCTGGTGTCCGAAGAATGTTGTAGTTCCTCGGCAAAGGTATCGACTTCAAGAGGACTGGGAACCGCAGCAGATGTTTACGTTAGCTTTTATGAATGAAAGCGGCACGGGAAACGGCATCTTGCTTTGCGGCGGTATTGACAAACCGTCGTCTTGGGAAGGCCCGAACCTTAACTTCGCCCATATGGACGAAGCTCGGCGCCGAGAAGATCCGATAGCGCTAAAGACTCTAGACGGACGTATCCGAGTAACGGGCCGCGACGGCATGCGGCCGCAGCTGTGGATAACCACAACACCTCGTAAGCACTGGCTGTTCGACATGTACGGGCCATTGCTGAAGAACGAAGATGGCGAGATAGAAGACCCGTTTGAAGACTTTAAGAATGACACACACGTCATTCGATTACGCACACAAGATAACGAAGTAAATACGGTAAAAGGCTTCGCAGCAATGCGTGGTCAAAGCCTTACCGAACAAGAGAAGCGAATTCTCCTCGAGGGCGAATGGGAAGATCCGGTTGATTCGGCAAGGTTCCTAGAGAGTATGATACTTTGGGAGCATTGCTTCGATCCCGAGTTACAACCTTTCGGTCGCCATCGACCACAAATAATGGCCTTAGACGCAGGTGTATCGGGTGACAGCTTCGGAATGGTTTCGCTAGGTCGGCATCCTGCCGATAAGAAACGTACAGCTGTAGCACATCACAAGGTATGGTATCCGCCTAAGGGCGGAACGATCGACTTCGAAGAGGTCGAGAACTACATAGCAGATTACTGCAAAGAGAATGCAGTCATCGAGATCTGTTATGACCCATACCAGCTACACTATATGCAAGAGCGATTGACCAAACGGCGCGTCGCTTATTGTTTCGATTTTAACCAGGGCGATATGCGGCTAGAAGCCGATAAGATGCTCTTCGATACGATCCTTTCACGCACTATCTCGCATCGCAACGAACACGACTTGCGCGTACACGTAGACAATGCCAATCGCAAGTTAGGTCCCGACGACAAGCGGCTTAGGTTAGTCAAACGTGCTAAGCACCTAAAGATCGACTTGGCCGTTTGTCTATCAATGGCGAATTACCGATGTCTCAGCCTGAACCTCTAAACGAATTCTTTGGTTGGCTCGGCATTACCGAGAAACACGGTACGCACGACCAAAGTTCTCATAGCGGCGGTGCTAGTCGTGCCTCATCGGCAAGCATTAAGCCGGGCGACAAGGTTCGTGCTAAGCCATCCAAAGCAGATAGAGTAGCTCAAGCGCAGGCTAATGTGGATCGAGGCGTTGCGACAGAAAGCGCTAAGCCTAAGTCCAAAAGGCTTCGTAAGGAATATGACGATATTCAGTCTCGCCTGAACTATATTAACGAAATGCCGCATCGAGCTAACGATCCAATGTATGCGAAGCAGAAGCGCGATATGGAAGCAAGACTTCGTGGCATTGCTGCTGAAGATGCCGCAAGTCGATAATACCCCAGCTACCAGGGTTCTTAATGGATGAGGTACTACGCCGATATGACGAGACTATAGAAGCTCTCGTCGCGCACGATGAGAAACACGATCCTGCACGGGCTGCATTGCTAAGGAGCCTGTTCGTGGCGCAAAAGCTGTTCTTCCACCTACTCGCCGAAGCAATACAAGAGAACAGTACTGGCGTGACTAACCTGGCTGATAGAGTGCAGGGGCATATTAGTCGGCAATTGATGGACATTACACTTGCCGAAGAGCGTACAGGTACGGAACTTTCAGAGCACCGCAAGATCCTATTGTCGATGCAAGATGTTCTAAAGGTCATACTAGAACGATCCGTTCAAAACGGAGCTGAGACTGCAGCGCAATGAAAGAACTTACCGCAAACATTATCAAACAGCCCTGGTTAGTCCTTATTGCAGGACTAGTCTTAGTTGTTGTCGCCTCACAATTCGGTCTCATTAATGATGAAATGCAGAGCACACTGCAAGTTATCATTGGTGGGGCCTTACTTATTGCTTTGCGTTCGATGGCCCAAGGCTTTCAAGACCACATAGATCGCAAAGTTACTCCAGCCATTCAAGAAAACACGCAAATCACTGCAGAAACCGCCGAGACAGCTGAAAGAGCTGTGAGATTGATTCAGGACAACACGTCTTTGAAGCTAGAAGTCGACCTATATCGGTCGATGTTTAATAAGATCCGAGACAATCCTGCTTGTGCTGAATGTGCATCGCTAATTGCTGATGAGATGAGAATCGCTCGCCGAGTAGAAACAGCAGCGCAGTGACTGTAGACACTGAAGTTCTAAAGAAATCAGTTACAAAGGAGGATCACGAGGTCTTCGGTAATCCTGGAGGCCCTGTATGGTTCTTTACTGTTCCTTTCAATAGCATTGAGCGGCAAGGTATGTTGCCGTTAGAAATGCCGATGTATTGGTCTCGCGAAGGTGACGCATTGCTACGAAGCACAATTTTGCGCGAAGCAATGTGGTCCAATGTTATCTTCAAGATCATTACTCGCATCTCATCGTTTGGTTGGGACATCGAAGATGCGTCACTATCCGAACAGCGAGTGTCCAAAGCCCAAAAATTGCTGCACGGCGCAGATCTCGGGATGGGATGGGTAACATTTATCTCGAAGATTGTGCGCGACTTTGCTTGTACGAACAACGGTGCATTCATCGAGATCATTAGGTCTTCCGGCGCCGCCGGCAGCCGTGTGATAGGCCTTCGCCATCTTGATAGTTTGCGTTGTTGGCGTACCGGCGATGTTAACTTTCCAGTTATCTACTTCGATCTGAAAGGTGCTTACCACGTCCTAAAGGCTCATCAGGTGTTGTCGCTCGTGGACATGCCGTCATCTGACCCTCTTCTGCGGGGTGTCGGCTGGTGCGCTGCTGCTAGAGCGTATAACCCGATGGTCCGCTTGCAGTATCTGCAGAACTACGTTACCGAAAAGATTTCCGGGACGCGGCCGCTGGCGCTGTACTTTGTGAATGGTGCTACTCAGGACCAAATTCAAACCGCGGTGAACGGCGGTATGGCTCAGGCTCAAGCTGAAGGCTATATCAGCTATATGGGCGCGATTGTAGTCCCGACCTTTAGGCCCGAAGCACCTCAAGTGGCGACTATTGATCTAGCAGGGCTGCCGGACAAAGCCGATGCAGATACCGAAAGAAAAGACTGCTATCTTCACATGGCGCACGCGGCTGGCATATTTGTCGGCGAGATTCAACCGCTGGAAGGTCAATACGGAACTGGCACCCAGAGCACGGTACTTTCGGATGCGTCCAAGGGCCAGGGATTCACGGCGCTTACCGTTCAGCTAGAGCACGGCTTTTCGCAGAAGATATTGCCGTTCACTACGACCTTTGCCTTTGCTGAGAAGAACGATTGGCGTGACCAGGAACAGAAGGCCAAGGTCGTTAAGCTGCGGGTCGATACTCGTGCAGCACAGATTACTAGCGGTGAACTTACTAAAGAGCAAGCGCAGCAGATGGCCGCGGACTTTGGTGACATTAACCGCACGTTCTTGTCCGAGGACATGACACCTAATGCGTCTCTTGGCGATGATGAGAAGCCTTCATCGAGTGACGGCAAAGAAGATAATGCTGAAGTCACCGATACCGATCCGAAAGACGCGAAAGTAACTCCTGAGCCTACGGCTAAAACCGAAAAGGCTGCAACGCTCTTCTTGGTTATGAAAGACGCATTGCCGCTATGCGCTGAGGACGTTACTTACACTCTTAAGCATCTAGCCGGCCAACATGACCAAATGAGCCATGCCCCAGGAGGTTCGGGTGGAGGGGGTGCCAGTCATGCCGATAGAGGTAGACAACTAGAGAACGATCTTGCTTCGGCGCAGCGTACTGTGTACGACAAGATGCGAGCGGCAAGAGCGTCCGGCAGTTATGCAGGCATTAGCCAAGCTCGTCGTCGGGTTCGCGACGCTCAGACCGCACTAGACACTCATATGGCTAGTGCGCCAACGCCTACATCGGTATCTGTAACTAACCCCGCAGCTAGATCGCCCGAAGAGCGTGCAGCTCTAGTCCGGGATGTAGAACAAAGGCTTAGAGCAGCAGCTGTAGAAAATGATGCACGCGTTCGCGCTGCGCTACATCCTGAGCAAGCGGCACGTGATCCGTTTGACATCGAACAAACGCCCGAGCCTGATGAGAGCGACGCGATCAACATTCATGCCGACGAGGGTTGGCAAGACCCGCTGCTTGCTGCGACGAAGAAAGTACCCGTACCCGAGAAGGCTCCTTCGGTTGAATCGAGTGACCTTGATCCTGCTAAGTACGATCCTGCAGGCCTTTACCAAAAAGGTCGCACGAAAAACATACTTGTTAGCCACGACTCTGATGAAGCCGACGTCGAAGAAACAGGTAGAGACCTCTTTGGCGATGACTTCGCACTTGAAGATCTTGCCGATCTGGTAGGTGCACCTTCTGACTCTTTGGTTACTATTAGCAATGGTTTCAACTCCGATACGGGAGAGTATGACGTTCTAGGCAAAATTACCGTACGTACTACTCACACTCTATACCGCTCGAATCACAGAACCATCTTCCGAAATCACTTGGGCGAAGTAGAAGTGCATAACGACATATTCGAGCTCGTAGATACTGCACCTCCAGGTACCGGTACGTCGGTATTCAATCAGCAAGTTACTAATTCTCGTCGGCTAGGTGTCGACAAAATCACTACTCAAGCAGCTAGACTGGCCGGCATGTATAATGGTTACTACACGTGGCCTCGTCTCGGTTACGATGCCGATATTTCGCACTACAAGCAGAATCAGTCGGGTGTATGGGACCTATTGCCTAGGAACTTGCGCAGTGCGACGCGCGTGTCCGATCTCATGAAGACCAAAGAAGGTCGGGACTTTTGGAAAGATTTTGGTGAATCTACAAACATGGAGTTCGACCTAGACAAGGATTCACTCAGCAGTTATGTGCTTTCCGAATACGTCAAGTCTCGAATGGCCAACGAAGGATAATCGATGACGTACGATCAGACACATTCGCCGAGAGTCGACAATAGCGTAAAGCCTCAGGATGTCAATGAGGCCGCACTCGATGCTATTTGGGATGAACTTGGCCGCGCACAAGGCTACTACGGCGATGAGCCTGTCGAGGCGACAGAGAAGGACATGACTACTACGCCGATAGGTGTTGAGCCGGACGACGAACTTGCTGCAGATCTAGTTTCGACTGCGATTGCTGCTGCTGTGCGCATGTACGATAAGCTGACAGGTCAGTAACGTGTCAGTTACCGAAGCATCCTTAGGCAGACTAACTGTTAGCATTGAGAAAGCAGTCTCAATGCTTATGGACAAGTTTGCCAAAGGCGAGATCAGCGCTGAAACATGGCTTAAAGCTATGGAAATCATCGTTACTCGCGCTTCGGTCGTTGCGGCAATGCTGGGCGAAGGTACTGCCGAACTTTCGCGTCCGTCACTCGATACCGTTGTGAAAGACGTAGGCGCACAAGTCGGGTACTTGAAGCGATTTTACATCGATATTGTCTCTAGTCGAGAGTATCAAGCAGGATGGAATGCTCGGGCTCGGCAATATGCTAAGTCGATCAAGGTACCTTACTGGAAGACACGCACTAAGCTCTTGCCGTTGCCTGCAATGCCGGCACAAGGTACTCAATGTGGCAATAATTGCGGCTGCAGCTGGGACGTGAAAGAGGTGAAACGGGGCGGCGTTACCGTTCGGTACAACTGTTATTGGGTACGCGGCAAGAATGACTCATGTCAAACATGTATTCAGCGAGCTCGTAATTGGTCGCCGTATGTAATTGATCTTATTGACGGTATGCTCGTCGCTCGCCCGACGATGGGGATGACTCTTAAGCATCTAGCCGGCCAACATGACCAAATGAGCCATGCCGGTGGTAGGGGTCGCAAACTACCTGCCGCGGCAAGAGATCGTGCGGCGATTGAAGCAGATCTAAAAGGCGCCAAGAAGGCCGTATCGGCTAAGATGGCCGAAGCCAAGAAGACTGGTGACTATTCTGGTATGTCGCAGCTGCGCAAGCGCGTAAAGGAGTTCGAAAACGAGCTTAGTGCTGCAACTGGTGACGTAGATCTCATCGACAACGGTATCGAGACCAAAGCTGAACCCAAGCCCGAACCCAAGAAAGAAGATCCGAAGTCTGAACCCGTTGCTGTTGAGCGGCCTAAGTTGCCGAAGGGTGATGTCGGTAAAGCGATCAAAGAAGCGTTTGGCATTGTCGATACCATTGAAATTGGTTATGCGTTTCAGTTTCTTAACCAAGACCAGCTCGCGCAAGTTGCCAAATATGCTCAAGAAGACCGAGATGCTATAGGTTTTAGCGAAGCTACCAAGTCTAGGTTTGCTCGTCTTAACATAATCGAATCTAGTGCTAAGGCTTGGATTGAGTATAATGAAAAGAACGGCCTAGCCGGCGCTAAGCCTGCTAAAGAACCTGTTCGAGCTGTTGAACCTAAACCTAAGAAACAAGCAGTCACTAAGCCTGGTGATCCTTTAGTTACGACACCTGCACCTAAAGATTTTACTAGAATTGATTCGGCTAACTTTAACGATACTAGAAGAGCCGCCGATCTTCCCGACGGTTTAAGAGAGCGGTCTTCTTGGGGCGTAGTTACTGATCCGTTTCCTGACGGTGAAGTAGGTAGACATTTGCGTACAGCTAATGAAGAAGTTAGAAACGTTTTGGAGAATACGTTAGGATACAGGTCTACTTACTCTGGTAAGATTAAGGTCGTGGCCGGTAGCGGGTCAAACGGAGTAGCGTTTGCCGATTGGAACGGCGATGCAGGATATTCGTATACACAGGTAAAAAGGGTAGGCTCTAACGAAGTCGATGTCCCGTATAATACGCCTAGATTAGGTACAGTTATTCACGAACAGCTGCACTTCATGTCTAACATTAGAGCGAAGGAATACAAAGGCAGAAATGCAGACGTCGAAGAGGGTCTGGTGCAGTATCTTTCGGAGCAGCTTTTACCATTGATGACGCGCGTAGTGCCGAAGTATCCCAATCGGAACGGTAGTGCATCCTATGCATCACAAAAGAACAAGATCGCCCAGTTTGCAAGGTACCGAAAGCGTAAAGACGTGTCCGAAGTTGAATGGGCGGCTACACTACTGCGCGTTCCGGCACCCGAACGGCCGAAGTGGATCCGCGACAATGTTACCCTAGAGGCTTGGGATTCGGCTTGGGAACTTATCGGTGGCGCTACCGGGTAATCTAGGACACAAAGCAGATGAGTGCTGTAGATATTCTTTACAAACGAGCTACTAATGCACCCACATTAGAAGATCTATATGAACTGCAACGGGAGCTTTCTGAAAGCGGTGCTCCGGGAGATGATCAAGCAGCCATTGGCGAGATGGTCATGCTGCGTATCTCTGCACTTATCGGCGAGAGCATCGGGCATAAGAGAACCGAGAAGCATCTCGCAGGTAAGCATGATCAATTGACCCATGCGGGTGGTGGCAGCGCTGTGAGAGATCGGGCAACTATCGAAGCCGAGCACGCGGAAGCCAAGAAAGCTGTCTATACAGCAATGGCTCAAGCTAAAGCGACAGGTAGCTATGCTGGAATCTCGGGGCTGCGGCAAAAAGTTAAGGCTCTCGACGCCGAACTTGCCGCAGCGAGTAGTGGACAGAAGGTTTCTGCCGAGACTGCAGCAATTGCGGCTGAACCTATTGCCGCGTCGCGCAGTCGAAAGACCGACCTAGAGCGATACGATCCGGGCGATGTCTACGGACAGTACTCTGAAGGAGTAACAAACACTACGGCTACCGGATATGGTCCTAAGTTTATTACTCAATCTAACGAGTTCTTCGATCGCGTAATTCAAGCAAAAGAAATTACTAAGCTAGTAGGCGCGCCTACGGGCAGCGATGTATATATTGAGTTCGACCACAAAGAGGATGAAATTCGCGTAACTGTTAACCATCCTATGTTTATGGAAGAGTCTCGACATACTATTCGCCGCGAGAATGGCGAAACAGTAATGGAAAACAATTCCGTTTACATAGAAGACGATGCACCAGCAGGTTTCGGAACTGCTATGATTGCGCATCAAGTAGCCCAGGCTAGGCGCATGAATGTAGACAAGATTAAGCTTACCGCATTGCGAAGTTCTTGGGAAACCGGCTACTATGCATGGCCGCGTATAGGATTCGATGGGCCGCTGCCGTCACATGTGAAGAGCAAGCTTCCTGCATCACTTGGTAAGTCTCGCAGGGTTTCCGATCTTATGAAAACTCGGGCAGGTCGAGACTGGTGGAAAGAGAACGGCGACACGGTAGATCTCGACTTCGGTACCTGGGCAACGTCGCAGAATAGTTCCATTCTAGATATGTATGTGAAAGAGAAGACCGATACCACTAAGACTACCAAAGAGGCAATTACCGGCGGCGAACTCTTGCAGTTTACTGCTGATGACGATGCTATCTTGGACGACATCTGGGACTTCATCGGCGATGCCGAATTAGGTGTAGGAGAATAACGATGCAAGCAGGCGGAACACTCAGGCAAGCCGGTGAGCTTACCATTAAGACATCTCGGCCGCAAGGTCCTGACCTTTGGTGGCGAGTTAAGAACTTTCCTTACTGGTGGCGCGGAGCCTGGAAGGTGTTTCTTGCTCGTGCGTTGAAGATGTCTAGGCACTATGGTGAGCTTCGGATCATTGTTCATTACGCCAACGGCACTGACATCGATTATGGTGTCGTCACATACCGTGTAGTCACCAATGAGTTCGTGGCTCAGCTAACTACTGCTCTTGCCGGTACTACTACTCGCTTCATCGACTACGATTATCATGACGTCGGCACCGGTACTACTGCCGAGAACGTTACCGATACAGCCTTAGTCACGCCTTATGGCGGTGCAAGGGCGACAGGTACTCCGTCGACACCGGCAAGTAACCAATACCGTTCGACTGCGACCATTACTCCTGGCGGTACATTCGCTATCACGGAACACGGCCTTTTCGATGCCGCGTCAGGTACCGATGAACTAATGGACAGGTCTGTGTTCTCGGCCATTAACGTGGTCGCTGCGGATTCGATCACAGCTCAATACACTTTGACCAGCAACGCCGGAGGTTAGTAATGCAATACCGACTAAAGATTCTCGAAGGTTTTTCGCCTACAGCGGCGCAATGCAAGCAGTTTCCGGCTTTGCATCCTGACGCTTTCTATCAGCAAGGTGGCGAGATCGTAGTCGATGAGGATGTGGCCACTGCTCTTATGTCGATTGCACAGGGGCGACTGCTGCCGCTGCCGTTTGAGCCTCTAAAGCAGATAGCTCCGACAGCAGATCCGGCAATCATTGCCTTGCAAGAGTGGTTCTCCGAGACCGGCGAATAAGGTACACGTACTGTGGCATTACCTGCAAGCGATGACTTTAATAGGGCGAACAACACAACCCTCGGCGCCAACTGGTCGCTGAACAAAGGCCTGTTCGGCATTAACACCAATGCCGCCTACTCTCGCTCGGCCGGGGCGGATACGCTGGCCAGGTGGAACGCCGATACGTTTGCCGATGATCAGTACTCTCAGGTGACAATCTCCGCGATGCCGATCAACAACATCGCTGTCGGCGTTGCGGTGAGACTCTCCACAAGCGGGGCGCAGACGGGCTACTTCGCCTACGCATACGAGAATGTCGCCCCAAATTTGGATGTCGAGCTGGCGAAGTATGTCGCCGGCACCTACACCACGATTGCCACCACGAGCGGGTGGGCCGTGGGCGATGTTTTACGACTTGAAGTCCAAGGTACTACACTGCGAGTGTATCGGAACGGATCGTTAGTCGATACACAAACAGATAGTTCGATTGCTAGTGGATCTGCAGGAGTTAGTGGTTTCGGCAGCAGTACAAGCTGCCGCATGGATAACTGGTCCGGCGGTAATCTTGGCGGTACTGTTTACAACTTAGTCGTCTCCGGAGCGTTAAGTCCTACTGGTGCTGTTGTTAAGACTACTTTAGTAGTGAAAGCCGGTACACTAACGTCTTCAGGGGCCCCGGTCAAAACGATTACAGTCGTCAAGGCTGGTACGCTAACGTCTGCAGGTTCACTGGTTAAAACGGCACTAGCAGTTAAGGCAGGTTCTATATCGCCTACCGGAGCAATAGTAAAAACGATCGCATTGGTAAAGGCGGGCGCTCTATCGCCTACCGGAGTAGTGTCGAAGACTATTACTCTAATCAAGTCGGGCGTGCTAAGTTTTACTGGTGACGCTTCTCTTGCACGAACAATCATTAAACTACTGTCAGGAGCAATGTCTTGGTCAGGCGACGCTGTAAAGACTACAGTAAAAATTGCTTCTGGCGCCATATCACCTTCAGGTTCTATAGTAAAGACGGAAAGTAAGACTTTCACCGGTTCCATATCGCCTAGTGGAGCGCTGATTAAGACGGTAGGCATTAGCAAACAAGGCTCGTTGTCCTTCGCAGGTTCGCTGGTTAAGACTATAAGCCTTATTAGGTCAGGAATTCTTAGTTTTATCGGCGGGATCAGCAAAATAGCTAACAAAGTCTACGGAGGAAGCTTTGGGCCGAGCGGTTCAATCAACATTTCCACAGCTTTTCCGCTAGATGTTGACGGAACTATTGCTCCTACAGGCAGTTTAACGAGAAATTCTAGCAAAATTCTACAAGGTACAGCGACTTTTCAAGGCAATTTGACTAGAAATAATAGTAAGGTCCTTACAGGAATTGTGACTTTTTCAGGCGGATTGTCTCGACGAATTAATAAACTTTTTTCAGGCGTACTATCGTTTATCGGCAATTTGGTCGCTCAGTTAACACCTTCACAGCGAGGTGACCCGTTTACAGCTGTAATAGTAGACATTTCACCTAGGCTCTTGCTCGAAACGTCCGCGCCTTATGTAAAAGTAGTGGCTGCTGCTGCACCTCGTTGTGATATACTAGATTTGACACCTTCTATAGACTTTGTTAACCGGCAGCCATTCGCAACAGTAGTGCAAGTGAGTCAGATATGACTACAGCCGATACAGGTTTTCAGCTAGAAATGATTCGAGGCGATACGCCTGAATGGCAGATTACCGTTTACAAAGCCGACGGATCGCGTTATGACATAAGCACTTGCTTGTTATGGCTTACCGCTAAAAGGAAGAAAACTGATGCAGACGCTGATGCGGTGTTTCAGTTGACTCTAGTCAATGGCGGGATTGTTATAACAGATGGTCCGAACGGTGAAGCTGTTGCTTCGCCAGCACCTTCGGACACAAATTCTCTAACGCAAGAAGTGAGCCTCTACTACGATATTCAGGTACGCGACCCGATAGTTCCTAGGCCTAAGACCTTTACGTTGCGTCGCGGGCAGCTTTCGATTTCGTTGGACATAACGAGGGCATAACAATGGCAATTGTAGATGAGGCTCTTCTGGTAGGTATTGCTGAAACCGTTAAGGAACAGCAAGACTTCATGGAAGGTATGCTGACCCACAATAAGGCGTTAACCGCTCTAGTGTTGAAGCAAGGTAAGCAGATCGAACTGCTTGCACGTACGCTTACCGAACTAATCGGTGAGACACCGGCGTTCGTACTAGAGAAAGCTGCAGGGTCCGAGGCTCTTCGCGCCGATCAGTCAGCATTTAACCTGGGCGGGTTTGGTGACTGGGTGAAGGCGCAGAAAGAAGCGCAGTCCGGAGAAACGGTTAGTGGTGGTCTTAGCGATTTCATTAGCTTTGCCAAAGGCGGCAAGGGTAACGTAGTTACACCTAGGTCATAGCAATGCCTACAAGAGCTAAAGCTGTAATACCTAAAGGCGCACTAATTAACGTTAGTGCCATTAAGCAAGCACAGCAAAACGCTCTTCAGGCTGCTACCGAAGCGGTGCGTACCGATTTCCAAGTAACTACCCAGACATGGAACCATCAGGTAAACTTTCGTATTCAAGTAGGCAAGACTAAGGCTTCAGTATGGACCGATGACGAAGTTTACATGTGGGTGAATAACGGTACTCGGCCGCACGTTATTAGGCCTCGCCGAGCAGCAATGCTAGTGTTTACGCAACCATTTAGAGCTAAAACTGTTGTCGGAGCAATTCGCAGCAGAAAAGGATCTAAAGGCCGCAAACGTGTATTCGCTAAGCAGGTTATGCATCCAGGTACTACGGCGCGCGGGTTCGATTCAGTGATTCAGGAAAAGTGGGAAACGGAATGGCCTAAGATGCTGCAGCAAGCTATAGACTCAGCAATAGGATAGAACGATGGCTATAGATACTCGCGTAAGCGAAGCACTTCGAACTCATATCGCCTTAGAGCAATATGCGTACGCTCTTTACACAGAGATTGCTAATTTTGCTGATAGGCAAGGTTTTAGCGGTCTTGCTAAGTGGGCTGATGGTGCTGCAGCTGAAGAGCTAGAACATGCCAAGATGTTCATCGACTATCTACGCAAGCGTGCTAAGGTTAAGCAATTAGCAATTGCCGAGCCGCCTGAAGTAGCTGATTACCTAAAGGCTCTTACATCCGCCCTCGAAGCCGAGAACAACGTCTGGAAGAGCCTAGGTGATATCTGTGCAATCTGCAAGCTGGAAGGGGTAAACGATGACGCTACGGATCAGCTATGCGGTGACTGGATTCTAACTGAGCAAGTGCCGTCGGTTAAGTTCATCGAGGATCGCATCCGGCGTCTTGCTAGGGTAATGGGAACTAGTGGGGGTGTTTCGGTATTGGATCTCCTAGATGCTGAGATGTTCTAAAGGATACCATGGCTGACGTTTCATACCTACTAAGTAATCAGCAACTTGTCGATGTCGAGCGTAATTCATCTTGCGCTAATATCGACCTGGACGATGTCTCCTTGGATGCTGATTGGCTAAGTACCGTGGTAGCCATGCGTTTGCTGTTGAAAACCTTCGCCAACGGAATGCCTTCGCAAGAGAAAGCTCTGCAAGTGCTCGCGCGAAACATTCTAGAAGGCAAAGTGCATCAGTCTTTCACTACAGCTGCGGATCAGCTATTCCTGCGTGGCTATCTAGACCGAGACCAGCGGATAGCGTTGTCCGGAGCTATAGGTGAACTGCTGCAAGCCTTTGGCGAAAAGATCGAAATTCTCGGCGCGTCAGGTATCGTCGTTGACAGCGGCGATGCTATCGACATAGCAAACAAAGAGGCTTCCGGATTTGTAATCTTTGAAACAACTAAGGAGGCACTACCTAGATGGATCCTCATCAGTTCCAGCAACCGCCGTGATAGGGACAATCAGCTAGTCACCGAGAAAGGCCTCCAAAAGGCAGTAACCATTGCCGATGCGACAGGATATCGTGGTCCGTTGCGGTGGTGGCATACTAAAGAAAAAGGCAAGGTTCTCGATCTCGGTGATTGCGACTTCCAGATGGTATATAAGGGATTCCTGGTTGAAAGCGGGTCGTTCCGTTCTCGACCTATCGCTGAAGCAGTAGCCAAAGTGGCCCATTTGTTGCGTGCGAGTATCGGGTTTATCCATCCAAAGAGCGAGCCTGTTAATGGCATCTTCGACAATATTGCTATCTACGAACGATCACTATTGCCGAAAGGTGCCGAATCCAACCCATTCACGTCACTAATGTTGGCCTAAGGAGGACTTCATGGCTACTGTTTCGGACGATCAAAAGCTTGCTACTGCAGGTCAGCTGCTAGGCACTGATCTGTTGGCTTCCTTGCTGGCGAACCTGGATACTGCTGCTAAGTCGCTCGACGATGCCGGTGTCGAAAGCAAGGAGCGCAAGACCAAAGCTGCCGACGAGGACGAGGACGAGCCCGAAGTCGTCGAGAAGGAAGATGACGACGAGGACGAGGACGAGGACGAGCCCGCCTTCGCAAAGAAGTTCGGCGGTGTTGTCAGCAAGGCTCTCACGCCGATCATGAAGGAAATGGCCGAGATCAAGGCCATGCAGCACTCGCACGAGACCTCTAAGACCGAGAAGTCGCAGCAAGGTCAACTCGTCGAGGCCTTTAAGCAAGCTCTTGCCGAGAACAACCGTGTTCTGGCCAAGGCTCTTGCTGCGTCGGTGCAAGGTCTGCAAGTTCAAACTACTAAGAGCGCAGTGCAAGGTGCTCTTGCCGAGCTTACCTCACTAACCAAAGAGGTCCAGAAGGCTGCTAAGCCGGGAACCAAGAAAACCGCAGTGATTAGCGATGACGTGCTTGATGACGAGCCCGAAGTCGACGGCAAGGAGAAGGCTAAGCTAGGTGACGGCGTGCCTCTGAGCGACTTCTTCAACTTCGTTAACGGTTAGATCCTTAATGAGTACTAGAGAGTAGTACTAAATCTTCGTATTCATTTAGGAGACATCCATGCTACAGTCGTCGATTGATTACCAGAGGCTCGCTCAAGAGCTCATCAACGCCTCGGGTGGCGGCAAGGTTACTGGCGCCGGTCTCGGTGAAAAGTCGGTTTCTGGTACGCCGAACTACACCTACGGCCATGGTCCTGGCGGACTCTTCTCGTATCCGGGTATGGATCGCTCGGTCTTTACGGCGATGATGCTGCCGTTTATGGGGCTCCAGGCTCGTCTGCCTGTGTATCCCAGCAACGACGTTTCACCGGTGTACGGTATCCTTACCGGCGTGACTGATACAACAGGCACCGAGCCTGTAGGTGTGTGTGATGATCCGCCTCAAGCAGGTTTGGCTAAGTTGTGTCTGACGTCGGTTCCGTTCGGCCGCCTGTCACGCCAGACACGCGTGTTCGACATCGACGACTTCGGTCGCCGAGTGAACCGTGGCGAGTTCTTCGACTACCAAGTGACGAACTTGCCGATGGATGGCAGTAACGGCGCTCCTACGATCCCCGGTGCGCCGTCGTGGCAGCAGATCCTGAACAATGACATCGCTAAGGCTACGTTCGAACTCGCCGTTGCTTGGTCGCGCGACTTCGCGGGCCTGCTGTACTACGGCAGCCCGGCGAACAACACGTCCGGCGGCGGCTATAAGGAGCCCTACGGCCTTACTCGGCTGATCAACAACACCTACCAGGACGCCGAGACCGAGGCTCGTTGCACCGCGGCTGATTCGCTTGTGCGTAGCATGGGCAATCTTAAGATCGCCGCCAACGGCAGCAAGTACGTCGAGCGCTTCAGCTGGACCGCTCGATACCTGAAGCACAAGGCGATCCGTACCGGGCTGTGGCCTGTGAAGTGGGTCATCACGATGCCCTACGCTATGTTCTACGAGCTGACCGAGATCTGGCCTTGCTCGTACGCGACATATCGCTGCCAATTCGATAACAGCGCTGCGAATGCTCGGCTGGTCATCGATGGTATGGCCCAGACTCAGATGCGCGATGCGATGCGCGGCAACATCGAGAACATGACTGGTCAGTACCTTCTCATCGACGGCGAGCGGTGGGAAGTGATCCTCGATGACTCTCTGCTGGAGACGTCGATTGGGTCCGGTAGCTACACGTCCACCGCCTGGTTCGTGCCTCTCACAGTGCTCGGCAGCCGCCCGGTGACGTACATCGAGTTCTTCGACTATCGTACTCAGGGCGGTGCGCTCGAAGCGGCTAAGGTGTTCGCCCCCGAGGGCAGCTACTTCGTTAGTGACAGCGGCCGCTTCCTGTGGCATAAGAAGCCCCCGCAGAACTGGTGCGCGCAGATGCTGTCCAAGACGCAGCCGCGCTTCGTGCTCCGTACGCCGTATGTCGCCGCTCGTATCGACGGTATCGCCTATACGCCCGTCGAGATGTTTGATAGCTGGGACCCGGATAGCCCGTACCACAAGGATGGCGGCAAGATCGCTCGCACCGCGGCCAAGCTGTACCCGCCGACCAACTCCTAGTTCGCGCCTTCGATGCTTTAGTCATAGTGATCGAGGTTTATATGGCCATGAGAGGCAAGATCCTAATCACCGGAGGCTCGGGAACGCTTGGCCGAGCAATAGTAACACTAGCGGAAAGGGAAGAGTGGCGATGCGATTTCACCATCTTCTCGCGATCCGAGTTGCTACAGGCCAAGATGAGGTCCAAGTTCCCGAAAGTCCGTTATGTCCTAGGCGACGTGCGAGATGCTAATGCTGTAAATGCTGCGGTTGCGGGTCATGATGTGGTGATCCACGCCGCAGCAATGAAACGAGTTCCCGAATGTGAAGTCCAGCCGTTGGAATGCTTTCTAACCAACGTACAAGGCTCTCACAACGTAGCAGTTGCCTGCAGTCTTCAAGGCATTAAGCGATGCATAGGCATTAGTACGGATAAGGCCGTACGCGCTACCACTGTTTACGGCGCTAGTAAGCTAACCCTTGAGCAAATCTGGCGAGCACAATCGACGTTCAATGGTACGGCTTACACACTAGTTAGGTACGGAAACGTAGTGGCGTCGAGGGGTAGTGTAATCTCGCTATGGCGAGACCAAGTTGCTCAGGAACAACCACTAACCGTAACTGATAAGCGCATGACCCGGTTCTGGATGTCGCCGTTCGACGCTGTACGACTAATCGAGCAGGCTTGCACACTTGCTCATGGGCAGATTATCGTACCGAAGATGAAGTCCCTTTCCATCGAGGCACTAGCGCAGCTAATAGCGCCGGGATCCGAGATAGTCGAACAAGGTTTCCGAAGTGCTGAGAAGCTGCACGAGGACCTTATTCACCCGGACGAGAAGGTGCAAGATGCGGGACCTGACTATATAGTCGGCACTAAGTCAGGACGTAAAGGCATTACCTATACGTCTAAGTCAGCCGAAAGCCTTAGCGCTGCTGAGATAGCTACAATGATCGCAGATGCGGAGGCACTAGAATGGTAAACGAGTTACCACCTATTGTCGTCGTTCTGCTAACATACAAGCGAACGGAATATGCACTCAAAACGATTGAGGCTGCGGCGCAACACCTTAAGTACCATAACCTCCAATGGTACGTGGCTGATGACGGTAGTGAGCCAGAGCACTTTAATGCAGTTAGAGATGCACTACAAAGCCTTGATAGAGAACCCTTCGCCTCTCATTCGGCTAAACTCGGCTATGGAGGAAGCGCAAATAGAGCCTGGGACGTCTCGACCGAAGTAACACCGCTTACGTTCTGGCTCGAAGATGACTGGCTACTGTCGAAAGAGCTAGATCTTACTCCTTTCGCTAAGGCGCTAATGTCCTATGAGACCGTAGGCATGATCCGCCTAGGTCATCTCAATCAGTACATGAGAGGAACGTGTCTTGCATATGGTGATAGGTTATACTGGCGACTAGATCGCGAAGCCGACGACGGCGCGTCACCAGTATTTACTGGCCATCCAAGTCTTAGACACATTCGTTACCGAAGTGCTTACGGATCCTATCCTAGAGGACATAACCCGGGCGATACCGAGTTGTACTATGCGTACAACTTTCGCATCGCTGAGGACGGACCTGACATCTTGTGGCCCGCGGAAGCAGGGCAATGGGGATGGTTTGGACACATAGGCGAGGTGAAGTCGTATGAGTGATGCGAACACCAAAGTATTCATCATTCCCCAGTACAAAGGCGAAGACAAAGCGGATGGCGGCATTCGCCGAGTTATCGAGGCTATGTACAAGTACTTGCCCCAGTTCGGCATTGACATCGTCGATGATCCGGCGGCAGCTGATGTGATAAACTGCCACGGTACGATGATGGTCGAAGCGTTCGGCAAGCCAATTGTGACATCTTGCCACGGACTCTATTGGGACGACTATAACTGGCCAAAGTGGGCGCACGCAGCTAACTCGCAAGTAACAGAGGCTCTAATCTCTGCCTCGGCAATTACATCGCCGTCCGAATGGGTCTCTAAGGCAATTACTCGCGCGCTTCTTAAGCGTCCGCATACCATCTACCATGGTGTCGATGTTGATGACTGGGAACACTCGCTAGAAAACTACGGATACGTGCTTTGGAACAAGGCTCGGCTCGATGCCGTATCGGATCCTTCGGTTATTCTCACATTAGCCAGGCTGCTGCCGCATATCAAGTTTGTGGTAACAGCGATGTGGGAAGATGTAGATCTTCCCGAGAACGTGCGAGTAGCTGGTGTGCGACCATACGAGGAGTCGAAAGAGCTAGTCCAGCGAGCAGGTGTCTACTTAGTAACGACGCGAGAAACCTTCGGTATCGGCACGCTAGAAGCTCTAGCCGCCGGTGTACCAGTAGTAGGATGGAACTACGGTGGACAGTCTGAAATCGTCGAACAAGGCAAGACAGGATACCTCGCAGATTTTGGCGATGTCGATTCCTTGGCTGCAGCAATTAGCCGAGCTATTGAGTACCGCGAAGAGCTGTCGAGTAACTGTAGAGCTGACGCTAGAGCTAGATGGGGATGGGAACATAGAATCTTTGAGTACGCAAGCGTATTTCGCGGAGAACACGCCAAACACGCCCGAACTGCAGCTTTGTCGGGACCAAAAGTCTCAGTCCTAGTTACTAACTACAACCTCGGCAAGTATCTTGCTGATGCGTTGGATTCCGTAGTCGCGCAAGACATGAGTGACTGGGAATGCATTATAGTCGATGACGCATCAACTGATGACAGCTATAGCGTCGTTGTACCGTACATGCAAAATGACTCTAGGTTCAAGTATGTGCGAAATCCCGAGAATATGGGATTATCTAGGTCCAGGAACATTGCCTTTGCTGCTAGTTACGGAAAGTATGTCATTCCGCTAGACGCTGATGACCAACTTACTCCGAATGCGCTTAGGTTACTGTCTGATCACCTAGATGGCGTCCCTTCAACGCACATTGCTTACGGCCATCTAGCTATTTTGGGACGACACGAACGAGCCTCATGGCCGCCCGAGAGCTTTAACTGGCATCAACAGCTGGCCCACAACAATCAACTACCTTACTCGGCAATGATGCGCCGCGAAGTACTCACTCGCACAGGCGGTTACCGACTTCGTGATTGGCGAGCAGAAGATGCGTCGCTTTGGTGTCGGGCTACGTCGCACGGCATGCGCGCTGTGAAAGCGGTTAACTCGCCTACCTTAACGTATCGCTTTCGCAATGACGGTAAGTCCGCAAGCGAGAACTCTCAATTTGCTGATCGCGACGGCGATTGGACATGGTTTACGCCTTGGGCTCGTGCTAAGAAGTACACTCCTTGGGCAGCGCAAGGCAAGCCAGAGAAGGGTTTCTGGCGAGTTCAGCATCTGCAGAACATTAAGGTGACAGTTATCATCCCGGTCGGCGATGGGCATGAAAAGTTCCTGCCCGATGCGCTTGATTCGCTTCTTGCACAAACAGAGAAGCGATGGGATGTGATTATAGTCGATGACACTAGTAGTCAGAAGATCTACCCGGACGCGTTAGGTGCGCCATACGCTACGCTTATCTCTACCGGCGGCAAGAAAGGCCCAGGATACTCTAGAAACCTGGGCGCCGAACTAGTAAAGCATTCGACCAAGACCGAGTTCCTGCTGTTTCTGGACGCAGATGACTATCTAACACCCGAAGCACTAACACTATTGCTGAAGGCATCGGAAACATCAACCGCATCATTCATCTATCCTGACGGATTCCATGAAACAGGCGGTCAAACGACCTATGCTGAGACACCGAACTATACTCAGCGCTTCTGGGAAATGGATTCCCATATTCCTGTTACGTCACTTATGCGCCGTTCGGCATTTGAGCAGGTAAAAGGCTTCGACGAGAAGCTGAAAGGTTGGGAAGACCTAGATCTATACATTCGGCTAGGAGCCGAAGGCCTTTGCGGTTCTCGTCTTGCTGCAAACCTACTAGTATATCGACTAGATACCGGAACTCGACGCAAGAACACTGTTAAGGAAAAGGCGTCGATCTCCAAGTCCCTTAATACCAAGTACTCTAAGTACATAACCGGAGGCGAAGATATGTGCGGATGCAAAGGCGGTGGCGGAACGATTAATGGCCCTGCACTAGCTCGCAAGATCGGTGACACTTTCGACGACGAGGAAGACAGCCTTCTCGGCGGCGCACCTACTGTCGAAATCACCGCCACTACTGTCCTCGAGTTCACCGGCAGAGGCTCAGGTGTTCGCCCGTTCAAAGGCTTTGAAGGCCGCGTATACTGGGGCGCAGACAGCGCATCTAACCGAAGAGCAGAGGTCCATAACCGAGATGTGGACAAGCTACTCGCCACACAACAGTGGCGGCTGCCGCCGCGCGTGGATGTGGGAGACGGCGAAGATGACGCTTTTGCAACTCCGCCGCCACCTATCACCGAAAGGCCGAGTGCGTGATGACTATCATTCAGCTAGCTGTGTTCCTACTCGCCGTGTTTGCTGTTTCGTGGGACATTAGTTCCGAAGAAGGCCCTTTTCGCATACTCGAACGCATTCGCAACAGGCTCGACGGCGTTCTTGGCGACGGCGTACACTGTCCGATCTGCGTCAGCTTTTGGGCTTCAATTGCTCTGTACGCAGTTTGGATCAGTCCTTTCGCGTGGGTACTCATTCCGTTGGCTGCGCACGGGTTTGTTACCCTATCGGTCCTAATGGCTAAGAGGTAACATATGACCTTGAATGAAATCGCCATACAGTCATTTACCCTGGAAGACCTTCGCCGTATGCTAGGATGGAATCCTTGGCATTTCTGGGGGTTTACTCATCCTACTCTTGCGCCAAGAGATGCGAAGTGCAGCGATCTCATTTTCGAGTATGGTTACCAAAACGGTGACATGGCCGGTCGATATGACATTCGGCAGAAGATTGCGTTTGTGCATGAACAACTTGCTACTTACCTTCGATTCCATGTTGGTAAGGTTTGGCAAGAGGAAACGATGCAATCGACCGCGTTTGTTAATCAGTCGCTGCGGCCGGTTAGGCGCGTTCAGCCTGATTGGCGGTGGCCAGTACTTCACACATCGAAGCATAAACTACTGGCTACCGGCGTTCGGCAACTCGACTTCATTAGCGATGCCGCTCCTAGCTATTCGGACCCTTCTGGTAAGGGCATTAAGTCAGAGTTCATCATTACTCTGCAAATAGATGCCGCCATAACTGATCCTGACCAAATTGTGCTCTACTTCGATGTCGATGACATCCCGGTAACGGATGACAACCTAGATATCAAGTATCGCATTCAGCCGGTAAAGGTGACTATCACAGGAGATGAATGCGTCATCCGCGGAAACACGTGGTTGCTCGGAAGGCCCTCGGCATATGAGTACGGATTAGTAGGTGAAGGCTTAGATCCTACTAATCTCGACAATATGGCAAAGAGTGTTAGGGTTTATCACGAGTACATTAACCCTAACGGTACGGATATAAGCGACTGTCAAGCAGTTTTGACATGGGAAGCTATTCCGTACAGCCTTATTGGCTTCTGCTTCGGGTGCGCTAGTACATCGAGCATGACAGATCCTGCTTCCCGAGGTAGTGTACTCGCAAGATCAGCAATTCGAGACGCAGAAGCGGGCCTAATATACTTCGGTCCATCGGCTTACAACACCGAAGCAGGAACTTGGTCCCAAGCAGGGATAGGCTTTTGTGCGCCCCCCGATAATGTGACTCTACGCTATGCGTCAGGCGATCCGCTGACACCTGCATGGAAGCAGATTATCGGTTCTTTTGTAATAGCGGAACTGCCGAAGCGGCTGTGCGCCTGTGATACAGCAAACAAGGCTCTCTATCAATGGCAGTTCGATCTAGCCAGGACCGACGGCGCTGCAGGCGAAGTGTACGCTCAAATCAGTCCAACGGACCTGGAAAACCCGTTCGGCACTAGGCGCGGTCAAGTGAGAGCGTGGAAGTACGTCGATCGACGGCTTCATACCGGATTCGTTCATCTGTAATCACAGGAGTTACACATGGCTAGGCCAGATGCTGATGAAGTCAATACGCTTGGTAATGGTAGGTTGTTCCTTCAATGGTGCGGACCTTCGCCGAACAACGATACCAAGTACGCGGGGTACAATACGCAGTATCTCGCTCTAGAGGGCGTGACCAAGCCTGTTCGCGGCGGTGTCAATCCTATTCGCGTGCCGAACCCTGTCAGGCCCAAGGCTACTAAGGTAGTCGGCTATACGCAGGACGCTCCGGACTTCATCACCGCTACGCTTCGCGTGACCGAGAAGCACCAAGGTATTCCGTTTCAATGGGGTCCGCTGGATCAGCCGCTGAATATCTATGTCACTCGCGGCGTGTGCGAGCGGCTAGATGATATCAACAACTGGAGCGACTTCGCCGAGATCTACAGTTTCGCTCGCGTTACCGATGGCGACTTCGGCGCGCGCACGCCGACTTGGGACAACGATGACATGCTCGATGACAGCCTGTCGTTGTCCATCTTCAGCGCCTACGCTATTGGGCCTATGAGCTTTGGCTATAAGGGCTCGTCGGAGACCAATACCGAAGTCATCGATGTGGTTTACGGTAACAGCCGCGGCTGCGCCGACTGTGGAATCTTCGATCCTATCGGCAATAAGCGCTGGTACGCGGTTACCAAGTCAAGCGGCGCAGGCTCTCCAGGCCTTACCGCCGAGGTCATCTATACGCCCAACGGCAATGACATCTATCAGAAGTCCATCGATAACATGGGCGTTACTGAGGATCCTAAGGCAATCGCTCTCATCGGCAATTACCTAGTGGTCCTCGGCGATGGCGCTTACTACTACGCTACGGTCGGCAAGCGTACTGGCCTAGTCGGCACGTTCACAAAGGTGTCTACTGGCTTCAACGCTTCGAATAAGCCGAATGACATGTTTGTCGCCAATCCTCGCGAGATCTACTTCGCCGCTAACAACGGCTGGGTCTACATGGCGACTAGCATTCCTCAAGGTGTTTCGGCTATCGAACAGGGTAACGTTACGACGCAGCATCTGCAGCGTATCTACGCCCAAGATGACCAAATCCTTGCCGTCGGCAACTCGGGTACTATCATCTTCTCGGAGAATCGGGGCGCCTCGTTTGCCGCTTCGCCGGTTTCGCCGACAGGATTCACGTACCTCTGCGGCGAGCTTATGGGTCCTGGCCAGTGGTTCGTCGGTTCGGGTGTTGGCGATGGTCGATGCTTCTATACCGATAACTTCGGCAATAGCTGGACTCAGATCGTTCTTCCCGGCTCGGCCGCAGTGTATGACATCGTTGCTCCGTCGCTCGAAGTCATTCACATCGCCTATGCGACGGCAACGCCTGCTGCTCGCATCATGTCCACGTTTGACGGCGGCGACAGCTGGGTCGTTTCCAGCGATGACACGCAAAAGAGGATCCTCAATCTGCCGACGTTCGCTCGGGCATCGCGTCTCGCGTTCCCGGATGTCGACGATCTTACTGTCGCGTCGAATAACCTTCTCGTCGCCGGTCTCGCTAGTGGTTCGACGGACGGCCTTATCGTTCTTGGGTCTTCGAGCCTGCACTAGGCTCTGTCAATAGCAATGCTTTAGGGAAAGGAAGCCACAGTGACTAAGGGTCGTGCAGTTCCGGAACTCGAAGAGTTCGAGTTCCCATCCACCGGCAAGGTCGTTCGCGTGCGTCCGGTTTCGCCGATGCTTTCGCAGGAAGCGCTTAAGGGTTGGCGCAAGAAGAATCCGGTGCCCGAGCCGCCTGTGATAGAAGTCGAGGTACTCGGCGTTAAACGGCGAGAGCAGAACTTCGATTCCCCTTCGTGGCGCATGGAAATGGATCAGTACGAGCAGCGCATGCGCGAAGAGGTTGGCGTCCTTTCCCTGAAGCTTATGATTATGCGTGGCGTCGTGTGCGACGTCGACGAGGAAGAGATCGCGCAGTTCCGTAAGGATATGGCCTCTTTGGACATCGAAGCCGATGGTGACGATAAGTACGTCTACGTCACTATGCTGTGCGCCGGTACGCAGCAAGAGCTCAACGATCTGCGCGATAGGATCATGGTTCGGTCGCAGCCCACTCCCAAGGAGGTGGAGGCTAACATTACCGAGTTTCCAGGTAAGGTTCAAGGGTAAGGACGTATTCGACTGCGAAACGAAGAAACTCCCGGTGACGTCTGACCAAACTTTCACGTGGAGAGAGGCAGCGCATTGGGCCCGGATTCCGTATCATAAGTTTGCCGAGTTAGATGGCACCGAACAGTCAGCTGTGATAGCGCATTATCTAACTCGGCGCCAACTTGATGCGGTGCTAGCATTCCAAGAGGACCTAAAGGCGAAAAGACGAGCGAACAGCCATAGCGCAGGACACAAGGGGCGTCCGCGACCTCGGTAAGAGGGTTTAATGGCTGGCAAACCGGTAGGTATTCAGTTCTTTACTGATGGTGAATCGTCGTTCTTCGGTACCGTAACGAAGGCGAACGATCTTATCAAAGGTTTCGGTGATCAGCTGATCGCGACTAGCGATCAAACGTCCGCGTTTGGTCAAGTAGTAATCGGCGTTCTCCGAGGCGCAGGTGCGCAAGTAGCTGAATTTGCGATGCGAGGCGCTGACGCCCTAAAGGGTATGGTTCAGCAAGGCCTCGACGCTAATGCTGCCTTTGAACAGACCGAAGTTGCTTTCACAACCCTACTCGGCAGCGGCCAAGCCGCGCAAGCATTCCTAGATGACTTGCGCGGCTTTGCTGCGTCTACGCCGTTTGAGTTCCCCGAACTTACCGATGCATCGCGACGACTGCTAGCCTTCGGTTTTACAGCTGAAGAGATCATACCGATGCTTACATCGGTAGGCGATGCAGTAGGCGCCCTCGGTGGTCAAGCACCCGAAGTACAAAGGGTTATCTTTGCACTCGGCCAGATGCAAGCGAAAGGACGCGTTGCTAACGAAGAGCTCATGCAGATGGCTGAGCTCGGTCTTCCAGTATACGACATTCTCGGCAAAGCATTTAACAAGACTACACCCGAAATCCAAAAGATGGTTTCGGACGGCTTGCTACCTGCAGGTAAAGGCATCGATGCTCTAACCGCAGGTTTTAGCGAGTTGTACGGCGGCTCGATGAAGGCCCAAAGTGCGACGTTCAACGGATTGATGTCTACACTAAAGGACAACATTTCCCTTGCACTACAAGCATTTACCGGACCTATGTTTGAGCAAGCCAAGCGTGTACTCGTTGTCCTAGGCAATGCTGTTTCTAATCCTAAGTTTGCCGAGTTTGCAGGTATTATAGGTAGTAAGGTCGGCTCGGCTCTTGAAAAGGTAGTTGATCTAGGCATTGGAGCCGTAGAGGTCTTTAACGATCTCTCAGGTTCGATGGGTGATTGGCTCGCAGGTTTTGCACCTATGCTCTCCGAAGCAAGAGCATGGGGCGCAAACATAGTCAATCAGCTAGCCGCAGGCATGTGGGATGCGGTCGGATATGTAGTCTCTATTCTGCAGCAAATTGGCGGCATTATCGCTTCCTGGCTAGCGCCAGGTTCGCCGCCTAAACTACTCCCAGATCTACCTGATTGGGGTCAGAACGCTATCGATTACTTCTTCCAAGGTATGGGCCAACCCAGCTTGGATATCTTTAGCGATCTTGCTTCGACGATAGAAGGGCAGCTGCGGGAGCTTGTGAAAACGGGCGACGTATCTGAAGATGGTGTTTTCGAACTCATCTTCGGTTCACGATCGGCCATCGCTAGTGCTGTATCTGAATTCGAGACTGCTGGCAGTGTTTCGGAAGAGACGTTCGATAAGATTCGCTCTAGTGCAGGTTCTGCCGGTGACCAAGTAGTCGACTTTGCGAGATCCTATTTCGACTTGCAAAAGGCTACAGAAGATGTCGCGCAAGCTCAAAAAGAGCTTAATGATATTACTGAAGCCTACGACGCTATTCTGGCTCCGCTTAACGCACAACTTCAGGACATCCGGGATCGAAAGCAAGCCCTTACTGATGCCGAGCGTGAAAAGAAACTACAAGAAGAAATAGCAAGCGGTAAACTCGAAGGCAACGAACTAGCTCAGGCACAACTTGAGTTAGAAGAAATGGCCGTCGAGAAGCAAATCAAGGCTGCAGAGAAAGAGAAGAAGTCTGCAGTCGATCTTGCCGAGACTAAGCTCGATGCTGCTAAGAAAGTGCAAGATGCTGCTGCTGCGCAACTACAATTGCAGCAGACACAGGTTAAGCTGCAACAAGACCAGAACCGCCTCATTCAAGAGCAGATTGGCCTACTACAAAAGCAAGCCGAAGCTGCAGCCCGAGCAGCTTCTGCGGGCGGTGGCGGAGGGGGTGGTGGCGCAGGCGGTGCAGGATCACCGTTAGCCGGTTTAGCAGGCGCATTAGGGGGCGCTGCTAAACCCGAAGATAAGGCGGATGGCAAGCCTAAGCTAGATTCCACTACGCTTATCAATGCTGCTATCGAAACGCAGCTTGCAATTGCCGAGACTACTGGTCGTATCTTGGTAATGAAGCAAGCCATTACCGATTTCTTTGTACCCATCACACAAGTATTCGATGCTATACACGATGGCATCGGCGGACTAGAAGAAGGCGGTCTTACAGGATTCCTAGGTTCATTCGTACTTTCGCTGCAAGAGGCCGGTGTTAATGCAAGAGGTTTCTACGAAGCGCTGTTGCCTTGGGCGACAGTACTTGATGCAATACCTGGCTTCCTTGAGCCTATCTTTGCTTTCGTTGATCAGTTCATCGACCTAAGAGATATTGCTGCAGCACTAGGTTCGGTACTAGTCGGCCAAGTAGCTATGGGCATCGCCTCGTTTGTAGGCGGATTAGCTCTTGCCTCAGCGCCTCTATTAGGACTCATTGCCCTTAGTACAGCTATACACCTTGCTTGGCAAGCGGATTTTGGCGGTATTCAAGAAACCGTCATGTCCGTGCTCGGCAGTATTTGGGGCTTCATTTCTACTGTAGGCGGACAGATTCTAGCGTTCTGGAATGAAAACGGCGCGCAGATCCTGTCTACAGTGCAAACGCAATGGGAACCTATAGGCCTTGAAATTCAAGGCGTAATGGCTGTCATTAGCGAAATAGTCGGTAATGTCCTTAGTACCATTACCCAGTTCTGGTCGGATCACGGCGCCCAGATCATGGAAAAGGCTACTACTACATTCCTGACTATTTCGGATATTGTATCCAAGACTATTCAGTTCGTACTAGAAGTCGTTACTGGTACCTTAAAGGCAATTAACGACCTCTTCACGTCTGACTGGGATGAACTAAAGGGCATTACCGACGGTGCGTGGCAAGCTCTTTGGGGCGTTATCGATGGCGCTCTTGCACTTATTCAAGGTACGGTTACTGTCGTACTAGATATAATGCATGGCGACTTCGATCAGGCGTGGGAAGACCTTAAGAAGATGAGCGCCGACTTCGTGCTGGCGCTAGGCGATATCTTCCAAGGCCTATGGAAGATGATTCAACCAGGCATTCAGAAAGCCTGGGACAATTTCCTTGCTAGTGCGAAGCAGATTGGCGAGGATATTGTAAAGGGTATCATCCAAGGTATAACCGGCAATGCGACCGCACTCTTTAACTCGCTTAAGAATCTCGCCACAGATGCACTTGCTTCAGCAAAGGACGCAATCGACGGCCATTCGCCTTCTCGCCTCTTTGCTGCTGAGATAGGTTTACCCATTGCACAAGGTGTCGGCGTAGGTATTCTTGGCGGTACCGGCTTTGTCCTAGACTCTCTATCTCAGTTCTTCGGCGATATTAGCAATACTGCCGTAGACGAAGCGCAGCAACTTGCCGAGAAGGTAGCCAAAACTCTAAGCGATGCACTTAACTCTCAACTAGAAGGACTGCAAAACTTCGCTGGAGGCAAGAGCAAGAATCTCGACCTCTATAACAGCATCGTACCCAATCCTACAGCTTTGCGTAAGGCAGAATCCGACCTAGAAAAGGTGCGCAAAGAGCGGCAAGCTTTGCAAACCGAAATAGGTAGCGCTGGGACATCGTCTAACCTTATCCGAATGCAGATCGAAAAACTCGATCAGCAGACGAGAATGGCTACGTCTCTAGACGAGTATAACGAACTACTAGGTGCTAGGACCGAACTAGAGAAAGAGCTAGATAGCATACAGACCGACGCCACAAGCAAGGGTCAAAAGTATGCAGAGCTGCAGAAGCAAGAGCTAGAGCTGCAGCAACGGCAATCTGAAGAGTACGACCTATACATATGGAAGCATAATAAAGCGGCCGAAGCTAAAGAGCGATTGGCTAAGGTACAAGCCCGAGCAACGGAAATATCTAAAACCGATGCTAAGGCAGCGTCCGAGTATTTGGACTTCTATTCATCGCAGATTGACCAGGAGTATAAGCTTCGCACCAAACTGCAAGAAGCGGCTATCACAGGTAATGACACCAGCATCCTGCAAGAGCAGCTGGACCTACTACTACAGCAACAGCAAATTGGGTCTACTATCTTCTCACGCAAGCAGCAACAAGAAGCCGACGAGCGCCGAAAGGCTCTAGTCGAAGCTGCTAACGATGCTAATAAGCTCATCGGCAGTATCGTTGTTAACCAAGCAGAGTTCCAAAACAAAGGACTATCTATCATCCAGGGTATCGGTGTCGGAATGCAGCAAGGATTGCCGAGCCTGCAAGGTATTCTAGGCCAAACGGTAAACTACATTGTCGATACCCTTAAGCAAGGATTGGGGATTCATTCGCCATCTAGCCTCATGGCCGATCTTATCGGTGATCCGTTAGGCGAAGGAATTATCGTCGGCGCTGAACAGACATTACTAGATCTTCCCGACCGAATGGCGAGAGCTATTCAAGTTGGAGCGTCGTATCTTGCTAAACCTGGCAGACTAGGAATGCCGATGGTCTCATCACAAGCCGGTAGCGGCGGCGGCACGTATGTGACAAACTCGCCGCAGACAAACTACAACTACTCACCGACTTATAGCGGAGGCGCGCCTGCCCCTTCGCAGAACTTCAGAATCATGGAGGTCTTTACATCATGAGAGTAGCGCAAATACCTGTATATCTGCAAACCGAGCCAAACCTGTCATCGGGTTACATTCTAAACGACGGACCGCAATGGTTTGGCGTTATTGTTCCTGAGGCTACACGCAATGTGCACAAGAATCCGTCCTTTGAAGTCGATACGTCTGAATGGACGGCTACTAGTAATGGTTCAACTGGCACGCCGTTTCAGCGCATAATCGACCAAGGATATAAAGGATCGTGCTGCGCTCAAATAACTATTAGGCCTACCGGCGGCTCTTTTGTGCAGATTGTAGACTCTATTACTCTAGTCTCAGGTGCAACTTGGGCTGCGTCATATCACGTCAAATGCGCTGCTAGAGCGCTAACACTTGCCGATGTGCAGCTATCTGTAGGCGGCTCTCTGTTTCCGTTTACATCTTTGGAGTATTGTGATGATGGCTGGTGGCGAGTAACAGCAGTTTTCATCGCACCTAGTTCCGGCTCCGTAGATGTAGGTATTAGGATACTCGGAACTCCCGGAGCCATCTTCTATGTCGATGCTTGCCAACTAGAAAATAAGGCATACGCCACAACCTATTGCGATGGCGATGTCACATCGCTGACGTCTTCCCGGACAGGCGAGTTCTATTGGGAAGGAACGCCTCACCTTTCTGAAAGCGGTCGCAATGCTCGCTGCCGTTCAGGCGGTAAGGTAGTCAACTTCGAAACGTTGGAGTTTAGGATCGTTGCTGTTCAGGGATTGGGTTTAGGCCCTGTAACGAATAACATCATTGACAACTCGGCTCTTGACGGCGGGCAGTTTCAAAGAGCCAAGTTAGGCCAGAGATCGTTCACGCTTTCCGGTAGAGTGTACGGCGCTACGCCTTCCCAGGTGCGCAGAAACGTTAGAGAACTGGAAGCCGTGCTTGCACCGCTTACGGATCGCAGAGACGAGCAGCTTATGCTTGTCGCACAACTACGCGAAGGTGATAGCTATACATCTTCGAAGTTGCTTGTTCCCTGCGTTTACTCGGGCGGACTAGACGGCAATACTTCAGGTCTATACGGCGATGAATTCGCTATACAGTTCACGCAGCCTCTACCGTACCTATTCGCCGATAAGGATGTAGGTAAGGTTATCACAGGTTCGGTGCCATCTACAAATGTAATGGTTTACCGAAAGACGCAAGATGGTCCTTGGTCAGTACTAGCTACTGGTACGGGAACAGTAGTAAGGATGCTTAAGGGCGACGACGGATTCCTGTATGTGTGCGGTACGTTCACATCGATCAACGGCGTCACCGCCAATAATGTAGCCAGGTATTCAGACGCTACAGGCTGGGTTCCGCTGCTAAACGGAGCGAATAATGGCGTCAATGCTGGTTGTACTGACTTGTGCGCTTTCCCTACAGGTGAAGTCCTCTTCGTCGGCTCTTTCACAACAGCTGGCGGTGCGGCAGCTACAGGCGTAGCAATTTTCACTCCGGCTACTTCGGTCCTATCGGCCGTTACTGGCATTACTGGCGGTACTCCGACTACGTGTTCGATAGAGCCAAGTGCAAGGTTCGCGGTTATTGGTGGCACGTTTACTACACCTTCAACTGCAATCTGTCACGTAACTCGTACAGGTACCGTTTCTGCCGGCGTCGCTTTTGCGACAGGAACGCCTCGCGTAGTTCGCGGCTCTTTTAACCGAGACATCTACATTCTCAATACTGCCGGAGCTATTTACCGATACAACATAGCACTATCGTCATACACTCTAATTGCTACGACATCAGGATCCCAACGCATTCACATCGGCGATGACGGATTCCTGTACGCAGCAGGCTCTATGACGTCCATCGACTCTACTTCGGTAAACTATGTAGGAAAATGGACAGGAACGAAGTGGATCGACGCGGGTAGCGGCGTTCTCGATGCTCTCAGCAATGTGGCCGATATGGCTAACAATCGAGACAAGGGCATTACCGCAATTTGTGTCGACTCTATAGGTTCAGGTTCTTACTCGCCAGGTCTTCGACAAATAGGCAATGTGTGGCGCCGAATAGATATGATACGCGTAGGTCAAAACGCTCTGTCCTGGGCTAGCGACCAAGTATATGACTACTTCGGAGTCTGGGGCGCAGGTTATAACCCCTATATCGGCGACGCTGCTACATTCAGTATCGATAGTGTGGAAGGCGCGTTCCTCAAGGTCTACCTTAGTACTACTGGCGTCGGCTCTTTAGGTAACGTCGAGAAGGTGGCTAGCTTCCGCATTTCCGATAACTTGGACATGCAGTTCGATCAGCTACCTGTGTCGATCATCCCTGAAACCACACAATTGTTGCTGCTGCCGCCGAAGTATGATGTGATATCCACAGCCTTTGGGCCTACGTTCGGCAAGGTGAATACGTTGTCGGAAGTCGGATCGATGAAGCTGCCAAAGGGTACATCGAATACGATATTGCTCGCAACTAGGACCGACTTCCCGGTTACCGCTCGCGTCGTTGCTATTCGGGCTTACCAGTCGCTTTCGGAGGTAATCCTGTGACAATTCAATTTCGGCATTACCTTCCGGACAGGACGAGAGCTGTCGAGTTTACCGATGTCATTTCAGCGTCTTGGGCTAGGACTGAGATGCTGCCTGGATCGTGTGTATTGAGCTTGCCTGGGGACTATGGAAAGATTCCCGGGCTGTTCGATGTTGATGCTATCCTAGAAATAGTCGAAAAAGAGCCATATGGTCAATACCGAGAAGGCGAGACCTTTTGGCTCTTAAACTCGGTACAGCAAAAGAGGGACGAACAAGGCAATCGCACGGTAGAGGTACAGTATACCGATCTGCTAGACTTGCTGAACCGGCGTAGTGTTATGTATGACGCTACTACTACAGCAGGGTACAAGGTTACTAATGCAGATACTTTCTGTCATGAAGTAATCAGGGAAAACATGGGCTCGGGCGCAGCTGTATCTCGGCAAATAACAGGACTATCTGTACAAACGGATAGATCGCCATCACCGTTTGCGGTAATCGAGAGAGACATAACGTCTAAGCGAGTATCGGATGTCCTAAAGGATGTCGCTGATGCGTCGCAACGCAATGTGACTACTCCACTCTATCTATCATATGACTTCGTACCCGCCGTAGCGGGAGTAACGTTTAAGACATACGACACTTGCCGAGGAGTCGATCGTCGAAGCGGTGCAGGTACATTTGCTTTGTCTGAAGAGACTTTCGCTTTTAGTTCCTGGTCGATAGAAAGGAACTACCGCGAAATGAGTAACGTCATATATGCGGTTAGCTCAGGTGAAGTCTCTAATCGGACTATTGTGGAAGTATCCTCTTTGCCGGCTACTCCGTCCCAGTATTTGCGCCGAGAAGGTGTTGCGGACGCATCTAAAGAGCTGTCCGTGTCCGGGATCAGCGCTGTAGGTTACCAACAACTGAATTCTCGTCGCGCAAGAATTCTATTCGAGGGGCAAGTAAATGTCGGAGGCCTACTTAAGTGGAATAAGGATCTGTCTTTCGGCGATCTAGTATACGTCGTAATTGACGGAACCAAATACACTTGCAGGTTAGACGCGTTCAAGAGGGACTGGTCGGCCGAAGGCGTAAAGACATCCGTAAGGCTTAGGGCGGAGGAACTGCTATGACGTTCGATGCAGATTCACTACGTAAGATCGCCGACCTAGAAAGACGACTTAAGCAGCTTGAATCACAAGCAGGTACTGGCTTTGATACTATCTTCGCAGGCTCAATGCCTTTCGATCACTTTAACAAACCTGCTCTTAATAGTGCCTGGTCGTGGGATGCAGTAACCTTCGGAGGCACGCCCTCTGGAGTATCGCTAGCATCGGTACCTAGTAATCTATCTATTCTGCATAGCGCTATAACTACAGTCTTCTTCCTTAAGAAGGCTTGGACTGCTGTTAACGGTAGTTATGTTTCAGCTCGGTTTATGCCTACCGTGGACACCATTAGCGGGTTACGGATAGATGACGGTACCGATAACAACTATTCCGAGATCCGTATTGTGAACGGCGCTACACAAGGGACCAAAAAGCTCCAGTTCAGGTTCAGAACCGGAGGCGGCGCTGTTACCACTACCGATAAGATCGACAACATTCCTAATCATCCTATTAGCTTGCTCATGCAGTATTCATCGTCGCCTAACACGTTCGGTGCTTACGGACTAGAACCTCATAGTTGCGTTAATGGTGCAGGTGGATGGGCATATTTCGGTAACCTAGCCGCTTTCCCTGGGGCACCTACTCGGGCAGGTCTTTTGCATAGTAACGTTACTCTAGTCGGGTCGGCTAGCCGTAGAACGCTAGTCGACTGGTATCATGAAGGGTAGGCAACCCTTGGCAGTCGTAAACTCGGCTTATGACAAAACCAAGATCTACGGCATAGGTCATGGTTATGATCGTCGACCGAACAACCTAGAGCCGTCATCGATACTAGTTCACACTACTAACAACGGCAAGCCTACACCCTTGCAGCAAGAACTAAACTACCTGCGCGATGCGTCGGGCGTAGCTTGTTGCGAAGTCATACCTAAAGACGGTGATACGGTTTACACTATCGTACCGGCGGAACTTCGCGCATGGCATGCAGGTTCTGCAAAGGATGAGTTCATTAACTCTCGGTCTATAGGCTTCGAAATGCATTGCTCCGTAGGCGAGAAACCTACATCTAGGCAATTGTCATTGCTATCTGACAGGGTCTTGCACTATAGTACCCGGTATTCAATACCCAAAGCTCTGGTCGAGACTCACCGGTTTGCTGCACTACCTAAAGGTAGAAAGTCAGACCCCGAAGGAATGACAGATCAGCAATTCTACGCCTGGAGGGAGGCAACGTTTGCTATGACACTAGAAACTCGCGTCATTGGCGTTAAGCCTAGTGTAACGTTCAATCAATACTGGGCTTATCTGCGAGCGCATAAGGCGCCGATCGACGCAGTAGTTGCGCAAAGATCATATACGCTAGCTGAATGGTTAGATATCGATCCCGCCTACGTCGCCGCAGCTTGGCGCTTTGAACAAGGTGAACCTATCCCATCAGGTGAAGTAGGATCGGGTGCGAACAATCCGTTAAACCTAAAGAACTACGGAGCAAGATGGCCTAGTATTAGCTTGAAAGGTTCTTGGTGGAACCTATACGAAAGCCAACAACTAGGCCTCTTTCACGCCATTATGCACTTGAAACAGATCTACGGCGCCGAAGGTTTGCTTACCCTAGAGCAGATGATTCCGAAGTACATCGCGCAGCCTTTAGACTCTCTGCCGGTTCAGGCGTACATTCGCTTCGTTAAAGCGCACATGTCGGCTATGGCTCGGCTCTAACGTGCCTCAACTCTTCTACTAAGCAATGTGCAATTGCCGAGAAGATAGGTTCATTGATCTCGCAGTCTGCAATGCACGGCGTAATAACCACGTCGCACCGGTTATTGACTGGCCTTGTGTTGTCGCCAAATATGCCGATAGTATGCAGACCCTTAAGCCTAGCCGTATCTACTGCAGCGATAATGTTCACAGACGCGGCCGAGCTGCTAAAGACAATTAGGACATCACCAGGAGCCGCAAAGCGCCCCAACTGAAACGAAAATGCGGCGCCGTAGTCATAGTCATTAGCAATTGCCGTTACCGCGGTCATACTATCGTTAAGACAAACCACTTCGTACGGAAATGGGACGTTAACCGATAAGTCGCCTGCGAAGTGTGAAGCAATACTGCCGCTGCCGCCGTTACCGCATGTGAAAATACGAGATCCGCGCAGCCTTGCACCGTTAATCACATCGACTGCTGCGGCCACCGTCATCGGATCTACATTTTCTAGGTGATTGGATAACGTCCTAAAGTATGTTCTAATCGCTATCATCTTCAGTTCCATCGTCCTCGCTCTTTGCCTCGGAGTCTGTTCCGGTTCCATTTGCGGTTTCCTTCATAGCAGCTCTTTCTGCTGCTTTTTGATTTGCAACAAGAGCTGCGCGAACTTCGGCTACGATCTTCTTGGTCATTTGAGCATAGCCACCAGATCCATTGCTTTGCGGATACAGTATCTTGGTTAGGGCGTAGTTGCTTAGCGCCTTATTGCCTGATATATGCAGCGCTGCAAGAACGTGCTTTTGACTCCACTCTACTGTATCTTCGGTGCGATAAGCATCCAGGTCGAACTCGACGAACATACTAGGATCTAACGCCTGCTCGCTGAGTTCCTTTACACCGTCAAGATCGGCAATGATAGTCGTATTGCCTCGCACGAAACCTGCAGGCCTGGACCTACGCGGGAAGTCGAACTTCAGGCGCTCCCTAGCGGTCGAAGCAAGATAGATGTGGGTAAACCCTTTCTTAAGGCCGGTGCGACCCTTAAGCGATGTCTCGGCAGCAGTATCTAGCTGCATAAGACCGAGTACGCCCATCTTAATTGCGCGTCCCCTGCGAGCCAGTTTGCGTAGCAAGACTGCGCCTGACTTGCACTCTTCAACGGTTTCGGGCAGCTCGTCCCAAATGATGGTTAGCCAAGTAAGTGCATCAGGCCCTTCGTTCTTCAGAATTGCCGCACGGCGACCTATCTCGTCTAGTAGCGCCCTAAAGGCTAGTTCGACCGACGTGTACTCGCCGTCGTCGTCGATAGCGACTACCTTATCGCCCCACTGGCCTTTAGCGTGGTTAGCTGTGATGACGTAGAACTGAGTTCCTTGCTCTGCGTATTTGTGCGCAAGAGCAAGAGCAAGTGTAGTCTTGCCGCTACCTGTAGGTCCGTTGACTAGAGCATGGGCATATTCTTGCCGGTTGCCGACCACTACCTCAGACCACTCATCGAAGTCCAAATGCAAAGTAGTAGGCTCTTCAGGCTCGCTATCTTCAGGGAAAGGCGTATCTGCTTCGTTGCCTAGATCTCTTTCTTCAGGGTCGAGGTCGTCCAGGTAGGCTAAGCCATCATCGACATCTTTATAGTCATCGGGCTCGTCAGGCTCTTCAATGAGATGGTTCAGCAATTCTCGGTCGCGGCGAGCCTCTTCCGTAGGGTGAATGACTTGAATTACCGAAGCCTGAACTGGAGCTGGAACTTGTATAGGCGTAATCGGCGGTGCGGCAATTGGCGCCTTTGGCTTACGCCATCGTAAGGCGAAGAAAACAATAGGACCCCAGATAACACTCGAGGCTACTGTTGCGTATAGAGGAATGATGATTAGATCTGGAATTCCTGCATCTCGCAATGTACAATAAATGATATCAGGGCCACACATGTCGATTCCTTTCGTCCCACGTGAACGCTGTCACCAAGATAAGCAGTCCAGACAGGAACAGCCGCTCTGCGAATACTGCCAAAGCTAAACCTATTGCCGATCCGATAACACTGCAGATGATCAAGTTAGCAGTATGACCAAAGACGGTGAATACTGTTAGGATGCCTAAAGCCACAAAGATCGAGTTGGTGACTCCGTCATATACAGTAGCGGGCCACCATAGAGATCGGGTTCCTGGCAAAGCCTTTGGGACTACCTGCGCGATAGTAATAAGAGGCGGCAAGACCCACCAGTAAATTGCTGGGAACAGCCACAGATCGGAAAGCTTTACGAGACCTAGTTTGCTGGCAGGGAACCTAACGCCCTGGATTGACGTATACCATCCCCCTAAGATGAGAACTGCGCCGCACAACGTATAGACTACACCCAACAGCAAAGCCACTACTCGCCATCCATCACTTGTTTGGCCTTCTAGCCAAACCCGCGTGATGTGCGCACTTCGAGGAGCGAGGATGTGCAGTAGGTTCTTGTTGGACACCGACTTCCTTGCCGGTTTGATTGGATCGAAGATTTCCCTAAGCACTTTGCCTCCGACTAGATCTTCAGATGGCTGCGAATAAGTTCCAAAGCTTCCCGCACATCGGTCAGCTTTTCGTTATTAGTTTCCAGCTCGGACTTCACGCCGCCGAACTCATCGAACAGGTTCAGAATGCGGTCCTCAGACAGGTTCGATTGCGTAACGTGCTCGTCATTGTTACCGTGTATAGATAGCAACAGCAACAGCGCCGGGATAGTCAGCAGCAAGGACATAATGAACGAAAGGGCAATCTTCCATTGCCACGGATCGAACGCACCCAGGACTTCTCGGTTCACGTGCGCTAGTACGTTATAGACTGCAGAGCAAACGACGCCGATGATGATAACAGTAGCGTCATTGGAAAGCCATCGCCAGTTGTACGGTAATCGCAAGCGCCACGCCGCCGCCACGTACATGACTTCGAAGCTAATCGATGCAGCAGCCGACACGCGCCAATCGTTATACGCAGACAGGAAGTCATACGTATTCAGCGCAGCCATTGACGTAAGTCCGACCGACGCAATGAGGCGCAGGCCCTTGTTGAAGTTATCGGCAATGAACCGCCAAATAGCTCGAACGAACCGCAACACCGGATCTTGGTCATCCCGTTCCTTTTCGATCTCGTCCGGAAACAACCGAGTAACCGCCACTTAGACCTCCAATGATGCTGCAGCCTTAGCCATCAACTCGCCACGACGCGAGATGCATGTTTCCTGCAAGGCTTGCTGAATGAGAGCAATAGGCTCAGGCTCACCCTTTAGCCACGATACCAGCTTGCGAAGTTCGTCATCGTCTTGCAACTTCTTCACAGACACATGACTACGGACATACTCGGCAGGCGTCATACACCATCGATCAGCAATTTCAGCGTCCGCTACCCACTTAACGTCAGGCAGGAACTCAGCGCCGACCGCTTCTAGCATATTCACAGCCTTAGCCGCAACTGCCTCCGCCTCTTCAATACGGACCTGAATGATGAGACTATCGTGAACAAGGATTGCAATCGGAATACCTTGCTGCGATAGCCGAATGCCCGACATTAGGTTGAAGTCGCTCATAACCGACTGTACAGGCATATTCACTGCTGCCTTGCGAAGTTCCTCCTCTGTTTCGCGTGAAAACACCTTAAACCGTCGCCGTCGCCCAAAGATCGTTTCGATGTACCCACGCTGTAGAGCGCTGCGGATCATCTCATCTTTCCACGCGGCAAGACGCGGCATAACCTTATTGTATTCGCGCACGAATCTTACTGCTTGGCCCAAGGGCAATCCTGCGCTCTCGGCAAATGAATGCTCGGTGCCTCCGTATAGGTACGAGAAGTTGAACATCTTGCACTGTACGCGTTGGGCCTTAGTGAAGCCGGGACCATACATGGCGGCTGCGACTTCGCTGTGAAGATCGCGTCCTTCCTCATATACTTTCAGCAAGAAAGGATCTTTGGAAAGACCCGCAGCTGCGCGCAGTTCACCCTGCGAATAGTCGACAATGACGAACGTGTATCCAGGCGGTGCAATGAATGACGACCGAAGAATTGCTCCGTACCTATCATCCGGACGCGGGATCGTCTGAATAGCCGGGTCTACTGCAGACAGGCGCCCGGTTTCCGTGCCGTGGATCTTATAAGACGGGTGTACTTTACCCTCAATAGATACTCGGTCCATGATGTTATACGCATAAGAAGAAATCATCTTCGTTACACGTCGGTAGTGACCGAGTAACTCGAGGCACGGATGCATGCCTTTCAGCTTCTGCAATGCGTTCTTGTCAGTCGAACGTGACTTGATAGCGTTGCGGCCACGACGATCTGCCTTACCGGGATCGGGCAATCGCAGCTTATCATAGAGTAACTTCGCCATTTGCTGCGGCGAGTTAAGGTTCATATCAGGCTCGCCGACCATCTCTTTGAACTGTTTGCCGTACATTTCAGCCTCTTCCTCGAGGCGTGATGTCCATGCTCGCAGATACGGCTGATCGACGTAGATACCATGAAGTTCGGTAATGGTCAGCTCTTTCTGTGCAGGCATTAGCAAGTTCATGAATGGCCATTCGTACTGGCCTTCCTTGCGTAGACGCTCTTCGTACAGCTGCCAAAGGCGAAGCGTTACAGTAACGTCCCAAACAGCGTATAGGATGAGCTTGTCATACGGGATCTTGCTATAAGAATCGTTACGTGTCTTCAGATACTGCTTGATGATGCGAGCCTCGTAGTCGGGAATACCGAACTCAGCATCGGCAAGACCTTTGAGACCGTGCTTGCTGTTCTCGTCGAGGGTGTAATGTGCTAGCATCGTATCGAACACAAAGGTGTCCGTCGTATGCACATCGATACCGGTAAGCAAGAACAGAGTATCAAACTTGCCGTTGTGTGCGCCTAACTGCACTCGCGCAAAGAACGAGTTCAGGTACGGTACTGCGCGAGGGTCGTCATATAGCAAGTCTGCATGAATAGCAACACCGAAGTCTAGTTTCCAAGCAATAGCAACGGTGAGAATGCAGTCCTTACCTGCGCCGGGGCGATCGTACCAGTTAACTTGATCGGTCTCGATGTCGAACGATACCTTAGTGCCGTCTTTCACACGTGATAGGACTTGCACCATCTGCGCATACGTCTCGACGCTAATGACTTCAGGCTCTTTCAGTACGATCTCATTAACTAGCGGACCGACATAAGCCTTACGTATATCGTTCAGCAATGCGGGTGCTTCGGTCGGCTTTCTAAGCACGTATGCCGGATGCCAGGTCGAGATCCAGTTCTTGTCTTTATACTTAAACCAATGGCCTTGGCGCTCAGTTACCTTCATGTCTCGGTCTGCGCCGGATACTACTAGCATCTCTTCAGCTGCAGTCTTGCCGAGGACTACCCACTTGTCACATTCCTGCTTCTCGAGTTCATGCAATAGGCGAGGCATGCAGCAAGATACTTCTAGTGCCGTAGGTGTACGGTTCTCGGGCGGTCTGCAGCCGACGATATTGTGACGGCTCACCGCTGAAAGGTTACCTCCGGCCTTGCGAATACACTGGGCCAGCAGAGAACCCGAAGGCCCGACGAACGGAATACCCTTAATGGCTTCCTGCTCGCCGGGCGCTTCGCCGATAACGATGAGTTCAGCATCGGAGACTATCGCATCGGGTACATACTTGCTCTTGAACAGAGTACAACGTTCGCACTCCGCATACGGGTGTTTGCGATCAGCATTGTGCAGAACGATGATATCTAGTCCTGATTCCATGATCTACTCCAAGATGAGTGGTAAGCCCAAAACATGGCCGCAGCAATATTCGCTCGAACTAGTTCGTGATCGGCATCAGCTTCCCACGAAAGTGACTGCCTCTGCTGCGCAATTGTCGCGATAATGTTACCGTGTTGTGCTTGTGCTACCGGCGCACCGCTATCGATACCGCGAATAGGCATAACCTTAGCTGCGCGATAGATCTCGGTAAACAGGTGACTATTGACGCCGAGTAAATGAATCGGAACCCGAATGCGGCGTGTAACCATCACGCCTTTGAGTCCGATCAGAGCGCGTGTACGCCCATTAGGCAAGTCATCCAGGTGCTTAGGGACACCGATGCTTGCCATGTCTGTAGTCATTTTGAAGATCTCGACCGCACAATCGATCCACTCGTTAACAGTCTTGCCTTGCGGTACGACCATAACGCGGCGCATCGGCAATTTGCGAACCCATTTCGCAGCTAGCTTTAGCGTCTCGTTATAGTCTTTCAGCACGTCCGGCATTACCACTTCATCGGCGCCGATGCTCTCGGCAAGATCGAGAATCTTCTCAAACGGAGGCGTGTCGCTTTCGGCGGCTCCGTTGTCGATGATAATAAAGTTAGACTGCTTCGCAAGCGTCCGGTACGTGTATGCGTACTTCTTGTCCTTAAGCATTTCCTGCCCGAGAGCAAGATGGTACCCGGACATCGGCACGACTACGTCTAAAAGATGTGGCGGAGCAATGGGCGCGAACTTCATCACTTTGCCTCGGCAAGAGTTTGCGGCTATAGGGTTATTATAACCGCAAACTCAATTAAAGTCCAATACCTTTTAGGAATGGATCATTCACGTTAAAGGACGTTACGGTTGATCAGCGAGAGGAACTCGCTTCGCAGCTCACCGCTTGTGAAGAACGATCCCTTCGGCAATGACGTCGTCATGCTTGCCGTATGTGCTCGGACGCCGCGGCAGCTCATGCACGTGTGACGAGACTCGATGACGACCATCACATCCCGCGTCAGCAGCAGCTCCGATAGTGCATCGACTAGCTGCGAAGTCAGTCCCTCTTGCACTTGCGGTCGAGCTGCAAAGTGATGCACTAGACGCGGGAACTTGCTAAGGCCGGCCTGCAGCTTGTGCGGCACGTAGCCAATGTGCGCCGACCCGTAGAACGGCAGTAGATGATGTGCGCACATCGATGTGAACTCGATGTCCTTAACGATGATCAGCTGGCCCTTAACCGCAGGGAAGGTAGTGAACTCGAACGGGTACTCGCCGTCTTGCTTCGGGGCGAACTCTGCCCATGACTTGAGCACGCGCCGAGCAGTGTCTCTTGCCGAATCATCCCACACATCTGGGCCGAAGGTGTGTAGCAGGATCTCGGTTAGGACGGATTCGAGCGACGAGCTGGACGGACCTGGCAGATCTGTGCTATCTTGGATAGGCATTAGCGTACTCCGTAGTAGTACTGCAGCCGAGCGCCGACCGACCACTGCGAATTATCGGGGCCGCGACGTGCGTATTCTGTTGCAAGAGCGATGGTCTCAGGCGACGGCGGGCAACCTTCGGGCATGAATACGAAGTCAGGTGCGCTCCTCTTCAGTTCACATATGGAATCCCACTCATCCTGAACCACGCTAAACGGTAAGTGCTGATCGACTACCCACTTAACTTCGGCCACTTGCCGTCGCAGCTTCAGCGGAGCCTCGAAGTTCAGGTTAGCCTTCGGGCTCCAGGTAATGTGATCGGGAACTTGCTCTCCCTTCAGGTCGTATTGGCCCGAAGTCTCGAGTTGGATCGTCGCATTGGGGATAGTCTTGCGGAGTTCGATAATGAGGTCGTCCAGATTCCACAGTGTAGGCTCGCCACCAGTAATGACAACGTGGCGATTACCCCATTCCTCAGCAAGAGTAACGATCTGGTCGGTAGTCATTGACTGGCCAGAACGTCGAGGGGCGACACCTAACACGTTCTGGGCGTTGACCGGCCGAAAGTAGTCAACGAACACCTGCCACTGCTCTTGAGGAATCGCCACTTCATCGTTCGGCAGTACGATTGGGTGCAGATCTTGCAGCGATAGCTCTTGGATCAGCATTTGCTGCGGATAGAAGCTTTCAGCTACAGATACGGGATACCTGCGCCGAAAGCTGCCGAGTGCCGTACCGTATAGTTCGAACATGGTAGCGATAACGCCACGAGCGATCTCGCGGTCTGTGTCGAAAAGATGATCTTTCAGCGCGGCGTATCCCTTACCGGTACCGAGGATCTTGCCCTTCTCGTAGTCTTTGGTATCGTTCACCGGACCCCATGTGCGCTTTGCGTCGCACCACGAACAGCCGACAGTACAACCCTGCAGTCGGATGAACGTCGACGGCAAGCCGATGAGGACACCCTCACCTTGGATCGACGAGAACGCTTCATGTACCTGATATACGCCTGTTCGCATTATATCTCTCCGTTCACGTCTGCGTCGATGGCCTTAATAGCCAGTTCAGCGTACCCGGCGATGTCGAGCCAGCTGTCGCGATGGTTCGGGGTAGCCAACAGCCGCATGAGCTTGCAGAGAATGGTGATCCACGCGTAGAAGTAGCTCGACCGAAGCAATTTGACTAGCAGTTCACGACGCTCAAGGAACGCGACTAGCTCGCCGGTTAGCAGCCACGCCTCGCCGTACTCTGAACCGCGCTGCTTAAGCGTACTAGCGACCTCGCTGTCCGTCTCGACTTCAGCTGCCTTAACTGGAGGACCGACCCACTTTGGTGTACTGTGACGCATAGTATCCGGATCTCCTTCGAAGCCTGGCATTGCTTACCTCTTCGATTAGTCGCGATAGATTGCCGAGGACGTCGACGTCTCTTTGACCGAAACCGAGACCACGTGCAACAGCATCGACTCAAAGCGCTTGTTGAACACGCCATGCAGATACGCAGCCAGCTCTTCGGCGGTAGAGTGCTCTAGCCCTGGCAACACGCACACGTCGTCCATCGTATCGAGGCGAAGCATTGCCGCAGTGTAATAGATACACTTCGCTTCGATGTTAGAGTTAGACACGATAAAGCGGTGATCGAGGCGCTCATCGATGTAACTCTTCACTTCGCGCTTGATATCGCCGAAGTCTGCAATCATGCCATTGCTATCAAGGCCATCCTTAAGCCGCTCGACGACGATGCCGACCTCATAGTTGTGCCCGTGCAACCGACCGCACTTCGGGTGACCTTCGATGCGATGAGCGGCTGCGAACGTGAAGCCTGTGATTTCGACTCGATGCATAAGTCCTCCGGATATAGTTGCTGTTGATATATTATAACACAACCCGTGCGATGAGCACCAATATCAATTAGGACTTGATCCTCAAGCTGTCGCGTATGGAGTAGAGAACGGAAATAGAGCCTCTTTGACGATAGCAAGCGTATTCGGATCGATGCGATACACGCATCCTTCGTCGAACAGTCTCCAACCAGCATCGGACTGCTTAGCGCTGGAGAGCTCGATGCGGCCATCAACTTGCCTATGGTACAGAGTAGACATCACCCTCCACACATACAGCTGCCGCGACGGCCGATGCCACAGAACACACGCCTGCTGACCAGTAAAGTCGGCGATGGCTAGCGCGAGCGCTTCGCTAACCGGCAGTTCATCGAAGGACTGCTCACCGTTCGACCTATCCTCGACGATGCGGTTTTGAAGCCACCATTCGATATTACCTGCCAGATAGGCAGTATCGATATGGCTATCATGCAGTCGGCGCTGGTTGATATGCTCTTTCTTGTCATATTCCAACAGCTGACCATTCATCATGAGAACGAAGTCACGACCCTCGAACGGATGGATATCGTTGAGCGGGTTAGCACTAATCGACGAACCTGTCGGCGCCCGCGTATGAACAATAACGCCCTGCATCGGCGATAGAGGCAGATTAGCCGGATCGAATGGCGTGTTGAACTTGCGCCGCCAGGAAGCCATAGGCGACCAGCACCAGAAACCGAACTGCCTATTGCCGCGAGGCAGATTAGCTGTTGATAGTTCCCTGATTCTTTCGTGCATGCTGATGCCTGCGGTCGGTTCGTTGTACTCGCTTTGGCTTAGGATGATTCCGAAAATCCCGCACATAGTCTTGCACTCCTAGAGCTATGCGTACCTTGTTAATTGCCTCAGCCTTGATTTGGTATACCCGCTGAACGGTAAGTTCTAGTTCCTCGGCAAGATCTTTAGGATGCGTATCTCGCAAAGAAACTAGAACATACAGTTCGCGGGCTTTAAGCTTGACGAGCTTCACTGCGCATAAGAAATAGGATCGGGAAGGCCCACGTTAGCGAAGGCGGTCAGTCGCTCGCGGCAAGTCGGGCAAGTACCGCAGGCGAAGTCTCCACCCTTATAGCAAGACCACGTGCTGCTATAATCGACGCCAATAGCAAGCCCGATGCGCACCTCCTGTGTCTTATCGAAGTCGACAAACGGCGCCATAAAGGTGATGCGGTTCTTGCGGTTGAGGTTCAGGACCCCATTCATGCGCGCCATGAACTCGTCAGTCGTGTCCCAGTATCCGTAGGTATCGTGCCGTTGGACGCCGATGAACACATCGCTCACACCTTGCGCTTCGGCGAAGCCTGCAGCGATCGACAGCATGATCATGTTACGGTTCGGCACGTACGTGTTCGGCTGCGGATCGCCGAGAACGTCGTCAAGGTCAGGCACCTCTTGCTTCGACGCGCCGATAAGAGACGAGACGCCCTTAACCATGTCGCCGAAGAAGCTGAGATCGATGCAGTGGAACGGGATGTCCAGAACTCGGGCGTTATCGCGAGCGCACTGGATTTCCTTATCGTGCCGCTGACCGTAGTTGAATGTAAGCATAATCGGTCGACGCGTCTGTACCTTAGTCACGAAGTGAGCAAGGGTAACGCTATCTAGTCCGCCGGACACTACCACTACACTGTCGCGATCGCTAGTCATTACCGCCTCCGTTGTACTGTATAATGGACCACTTGAATCCGTCTCGCTTACTGCCGCCGCGCCTGATCACATACTTACCGGCCACTATGCGGTCGCGATGCTGTGAAAACATGATGCCGATAAACTTCTGAGGGTTGCGGATGTTTTCAGGCATGTACATCACACCCTCTTCGCCGGTAAGCTTCTCGGCCAATTGCCGAGCAGTAAACTCCCTTCCCCATCCAATCAGCGTTACTGCTGCCTCGAATATGTCGGTAGAGCGATCGGTGCTATCGTCTTGCGTCATCTGCCGTAGGTCGAGATCGTTCTCTAGGAACCCTGGCATGTTAACGCCATTGAAGATAGTACTGATAACTCGGGACCAGTGTTCGAACGAGTTCTTATTGGCGGTAGCCTTACCTCTCTGCAGACCGGCAATGCATAAGATAATTGCCGATCTGACTAGTTGTGCTCGATTCTCCGATGCCCACTGCAGCAGCGGATAATGTTTGAAAACCTGAGGTTTTAGATCCTTAGGTTCACCAACTTGCTTCGTAGTCCAGTTAAGACGTATGTATGCAATACGCCGAAGCAAGTCATCGTTGATGACTGCATTATTCGCAGTGCCTACCCATACGAACCTAATCGGTACGGTAAGAGTAGTACTTTGTCCGAGAATACGATCGGTTACCGAACAGCTAGTCAATGCTGCAGCAATCGACGACCATCCCATGCTCTTGGTGATATTGTCGATCCAGAGGTATTCGGACCCGGTACGTGCTAACGACAGCAGTCGCTTACGCCACTCGTCATCGCCGTCTGCTTCGGACGTGTGATTGAGTTGGCTGCCGAAGTATACCGATAACGCTGCCTGCGCACACAGACCTTTACCGCTACCTTGGATAGGCGCATCGACTAGGTGAAACGGTGTAGGTCCGTCGATTAACTCTCTCACAAACGGCAGCAGCAGCAGCGCCATTGCATGCAGTTTACTTGCTTCGTCTGCGAACGGAAAGTCATGCAGTAAGCCGCCGAGTAGCCATTCCTTTGCTTCGGTGATGTGGTCGTCAGTAGGCCTTTCGGGTATGTCGTCAAGTTTGATGGCAGGATCGTAGTAAAGCATTGAGCGGGGATGATATCCTGGCTTGCTGAGTAGTACGACTTTCCCTTCCTCGCACACGAATGTGGGCGTTTGAACGATGCGTTTGACCACGGGAACATTGTCATCGGGCTTAGCTAGCATCGTGTCAAGTACTCGATCCGGCGGAGTTGTCGGTCGCCTATCGCTCTTGGACGTAGTTGTGTACCAAGTTATATGCTGTTGAACGATACGGCGTAGCGAATGGCGGTTGAGTGAATGAATAGTAAGACGCTTCGAAAAGGTCCCCTTAGCTAGTTCGCACATCTCTCCGGTAGGCGAGATATAGATAACCGGCGAACCTGCGGCATCGGTTATGGACGCAAACGCTTCGAAGGCCTTCTGGACTAGCTCTTCGGTATCATATGTCCCTTGCGGCACATAGATACTTGGCCGAGTTCCGTCTAGATCCCTGGGTGCCGTACCTAATACGTGACGAACGGCGCCGGCGATAGTTCGCAGGACATAGAGAGTGTTGAAAGATCGGCGATACTTAGCACCAGATTCCCACTCTAGATGCATGAGTACCGAAGCGACTACGCCTGCCGAATAGCCCATGGTCAGCAATGTACATGAGATATACCAGTCATTGCGGCTGTGATCGACTTCGCCATTTGCTGATGTAGGCGCATCTTCGGCCTTAGTTATGCGTCGCCACAGCTTAGGCTTGCGTTCCCGTAGCGCCCCTTCGAAGTCGTCAGGCAGCGGCTCTAGTTGCGCTTCAACGACAAGGTTATCATCGTCATCGAGCACAGCCACATCGAAGTCATCGAAGTCATAGATGCGTTCGGGTCGGTACTCTAAGATACGGGCAAGAGCCGGCTGTTCCGGCTTAAGGTTGTACGTACCCGGGATGCGCATTACCCGGGCAAGATCGTAACAACTGTCTCCATTATGCGCTTTGAAGTCTAGTGCTAGTTTCTTGTTACGCGCTTTGATTTCGGAAATATCTGTCTCAAACTTGCTGAGTAGCCAGTATGCGCTGATACCTCTGCCTGTCGAGGCAATGAGGGTCGGCGGTTTGGCATACATTCTGAGACTCTGAATTGCTTGTTCTACTTTACCGTAGGCGTCTATATCGACCCACAAAGTCGAGACGCCGGCACTGTCGGATTCTAGTCCGCGGCCTTCGGTAGGTCTAGCCTTAAGCGGAGCAATGCGTGCGTAGATCTGCAAGGTATCGTTCAAGTCGTGAATGCTATCGACTATTTGATCCTTGCGAGACATTGGGGCGATTTTAGTTCGCCATTGCTGCGACGCCGCTCTAGGTGAAGTACTATAGCTAATGGCTGCGAACGTGTTGCTAGGGGCGTGTCTGTATATGAGTTCCAGGAAGATTTCGATGTCATCCCTGCGAGCCATGATGTCTCCTAGCAATTGATCATAAAGAAGGGAACCAAGAAATTGCCGAGGCAATAGTGTACCGCCTCGGCAATTTCTTAGAAGACCGGACTAGAACGCGGGCTCGGTCGCCGGGGAGCTCAGCAGCTCGATGATCTTGCCGATGGCATTGCGCTCGTCGTACTCCTTGCCATCGCCACCGACCGACTTCGGCTGGATCTTGATGGACACCCGAGCCTCTGCGTTCAGCAAGTAGGCGCTGCAGAGCTCGGGCAGGCTCGCCTTGTAACTGTCCGGCATACCCAGCTGCTTCAGGCGCCGCTTGGTGATGCCGACAGCGTTGGGCGAGAAGCTGAAGCTGTCGAAGATCTGACGCCCGTGGTAGGGGCTCTCCTCGTCGATGATCTTCCAACGGACATCGATCTTCGGGTGACCCGCCTTGCTGCGACCAGCCTCAGCGTGCACGATCTTGCAGAGGACATCGTCGATCGCGGGCACCAGCGGGTTGTCGTCGATCTCGCCGAAGTCGACGACATCAGTCAGATCGGTCGCGCCGATGTCCGTAGTACCCGTGTCGGCGAACGGATCATCGCTGTTGAGCTTCTTGTTCTCGGCCATGGTTGCGTGTTCCTTGTTGTTTTGCCTCTACGGAGGCACGATTGTTAGTTACTGATGGGTTACTTGACGCCCATCGCGTCTAGCATTGCCGTTACCGTCGGGTTCACTAGGTACGGCTTATTGATACCGTGCTGGTCTTTGGCGACATATTTGCCGCTTGGGGCAAGCATTCCTACGGAGACAGCTTGGCCTTCAGTTGCGTCCTCGCCGATGCGCAGTTGCGATGCTTCTGCATCGGCCGCTTTCAGTTGCGCCGATGTTAGACGAAGCCGGTGCACCATGCGCATAACGACGAAGGCGTATCCTGCCACTTCCTCAGCAGCTTGGCCGAGTAGTAGTGGTCCGTACATGACATTGCCGGTAGCTTTGTCGTCTTTACTCCTTTCTAGTGCCGTCACAATGACGTGCATAGGCAATGAGAAAAATAAGGTAGCGAAGCGGGTCATGTGACCTAGCACTTTGTTGTAGTGCGGCCACTCGAAAGTATCGGGTACGTCACCCGGACCTTTCGATGTCGCTCCGGTTACCTTGGCGAAGGATTCACGTTGAAGGCCGGTGATGCCGTCGAACACCAACGACTTGAAGCCGGGTGCGAGACCTGTGGCGTTGACAAAGGGGTGTTGCGCGGGCTGGCCGCGCTTGAGCCAATCGTAGAGAGGATTCAAGTCACTCATCTCGGCAATGGCGACAACTGTAGGCCTCTGTTCAGTAGGGAACCTACGCAAAGACAAAGCATTGCCGCCGATGTCGATGTGAAGACACGGAGACGTCCGATGGTCCCGAGCAGCACTTGCTGCAAATGTGGTCTTCCCACTGCCTGCGATGCCATATGACAATACTCGCAGCTTGATGTCGGCATCGAAGTCTACCACTTTGAGAGCCATTGCCGATTACCTCTGATTGCTTGCTGCTTCCGACTATTGTATTATACCTTATGATCACCCAAGAAGTCAAATACCAATCAGGAATGAATCCTTTACTGATCGGTTATGAATTCTCCTAGGTTGATTTGCGGACCATAATAACCGGTACGCTTGCGATAGTCATCGCTCACCTCGGCAAGATCCTTGTCGCGCAAAATGCCAAGGTTCAGCTCGCCACACGGGACACGAAAACGACAGAATTGGCAATGGAAACCGCCGTGCGGCCATACAGGCGTCGCCGGGTTAACCATCTCAAGAGCGACTTGCCATAAGGCGCCGGAAGCTGTTCGCAGCTCTTCAGTAGTGCGACGCAACGGCACACGCCAGAAGAACTTGTTCGGCTTGCCGAGGAGTTCGTTTATCACATCACCGTGCCGCTGCAGCAGCAGCCCTTTGGTCGCCGGATCATTAGGGTCTAGGTGATAGTGTGCGCAGCAATGCATGTAGAACGCTTCGTAGGTAGTATCGATGTTCTTAGCGTTCGACAGCTGACCATTTTGCAGAAGGCGCGGTTTGGACGGCGACTTCTTACGCATTAGAGTATAGAGAATACCCTCGACTGGTTCACCGAGAAACTCCTGCGCTGCCGAAAGATATGCGGATGCTTGCTCATCAAACGGAAGAAGCGCAATGCGTTCCTGTAGCGAACGGCATGTTTTGAACTCCCAGATCCAAAGCTTTCCGGTCTGACGGTGACGCGCGATGTTGTCAACGCGCCCCGAAAGCTGTACCCGATTGCTTTTCTTGCCTTCCGGGTTGTAGATTGGAACCTTGAACTCATACTCGGTGTACTGCGGCAAGAACTCAAATTCACGATCGGCAAAGCTGCCCACATACTTGCTGCGCCAGAGATTGTAGTGCCATAGCATACCGAAGATGAGCTCGCTCTGGTCTTCGATAGCATCTTCCTCGAAGTCCTGTACCAGGCCGGCAGCCTCAACTTGCAGCGCGTGCGATTTAATGAAGGCAGTAGCTGTTTCATCGAAAGGAATGCCTTCCTTGTAGAACATTTCCATTGCTGCATGGACTGCTTGGCCGGTGAAGAACGGTGCGTACAGCTTAGCCGGTTCGAGATTCTGTCGCAACGGCGATGACCAGTCCCAGGCTCTCCGGCACGTCTTGTACGATAGCACATCACTAATGTGCACGCTTTGCATTACCTACTCCTGTTCGATTATAGTCGCTACTATCGGCTGGTACGTGTACGTAACAAATATCGCATCGGAATTGCGCGGATCTCTTTTGGCTACTACCTCCACGTCTAGTACCTGACAGCCCCACAGTTCGGCTTGTGTTGCGCGCAAGATGAGAATCTGTTCAACTATCTCTTGGACATAGTCTCTAGTGACCTCGGCAAGAGTAGTTAGCGCAAACGACTGAGATAGCTTAGCAAGTTCCTTACTCATCGAGCCCTCAGTTGATTCAGGAACTCGAATACCAATTTAGCGTTGGTCCATTTGCCAGTAAAGGCTTTGTAGACTAAGTCATCTGCAGGTGTCGAGCGCAGGAAGATAACTTGCTTCGGCTCGGTAATGTCGATGCGGTGAATACGGTCTACTGCTTGGTTCATAGCAATAGCCGACCACTCCTGGTCAATAAAAATTGCCGTTGATGCTAGTTGCAGGTTTAACCCTTCTCGCATCGCGGCAATGGTGCCGACCAGTATTCTCTTCTTACCGGACAAGAACTCGTCGCCGGGACGTACATCGTCTTTCATGCCGCCGATAATGAGATCAGCTTCCAGCTCTATAGATAGGCGAAGTGCTGTCTCTCGGTAGCGAGTAAAGACTACTATCTTTTCTTCTGCATTATCGCCTAGGTACTCAACTAACCAATTCAGCTTACCTGATGAAATGTGTTTAATGCCGAGCAGGCTCGGGTCAGTTGACAGCTGCAGCAATTTGGATAGGTGCGATAGTGCATTAAGCACTACCACTTCAGTAGCAATTTGGTCTTCGGGTAATTGCAGCAACGCAACGAGTTCTTTCGACTCAAGCAGTTGCTTATAGAGCTTCTCTTGCTTAGGCTCGAGTTCTACACGCTCGGTTCGGTCGATACGCGGCGGTAAGTCGGGTGCGACTTGCACCTTTGTCCGTGCGAGGGTAAACGGACTTAACTCTTTAGCAAAGGCTTCGCGATCCTTACAACCTTTAACATGTGCGTAGCCGAGATAGTCGTACTCGACTAGTGCATGCTTTTCGTAGAACGCCCAGTACGACGTATAGTGCTTCGGATACAGCCAATGAGCGATACTCCACACATCGGCAGGATTGCGATCCCAAGGCGTACCCGTAGCTGCAATCTTGCGTTGTGCTTGCATCGTCGCCATCTTGACAGCTTCGGTACGTTTAACCGGACGCTTAGGCGTCGAGCGAGTTTTGATGCGGTGCGCTTCGTCGAGGATTGCAATGGTCCACTTCACACGTGCTAACTCAGCAGCCGCAGCTACAACTGCTTCGTAGTGTGTAAGGACCCAAGTAGGTCGAGTAGGCGTTGAAGGGGATTTGCTAAGGGCGAGGGTAGTGAAGAACTTAGTGCCGATGATGATAGTAGCTTCGGGGCATTGCTCTGCGATAGCTTCACGCCATTGCGCAATGGTTTTCTTCGGGGCTATGACTAAGGCGTACCCGCCTACTTGGGCGATGCATTGCTTGGCGGTCTCAATGCAGGTGAGTGTCTTGCCTAACCCGGTTTGATCGGCAAGAAGCAAGTTCCTGCGAACACCGAGTTCGATAGCGTCTAGCTGATACGGGTGTGGAGTCTTCATCGTGTGCTGCTCGATACACGAAAGTTCTATACGATTATTATAACACAACACGCAAAAAAAGGCAAGGCTCATTTTGTTTTTCAATTCAATGGTAAAAATCTGCCCCTCTAGCTTGATAACAATTACCAAATGATTGAAATTGAGGGGGGAAGATGGGGAATTAAGGGGGAATTAGCTCTTTAGATGCTCTTTACATTTGATTTGTCTTTGAAAAAAATCTCGTATAAAGGTACGTTAAACAATTCCCCCAAATACCCCAT